TTACGACGACCACCTTCGTTGTCGCCACGCAGAGAGCGAATCGCATCGAACTTGCTGCTACGAGCGAACGGCTTGGGTTCGTCGTGCTTCTTCGTCCAAGCCGAGAAGATCGATGCCTTGCGCTCAGGAGACGCGCTCTCAAACTGGCGCTTGGTGGAATCGGAGGCCTGGGACTTGAACTTGTCCATCTTGGAGTCAACCTTCTTCTCCAGAATCTTCTTCACCTCGGGATCAAGCGCAAAGGCATCACCGACATCGATCGTCATAAGCTTCGAGTGAGGAACACCGCGGCGGACGAGAGCCTTGAAGACATCAACTGCCTCCTTTCCGAGCTCGTTCGTCTCGTCATAGTCATACGGGCGCTTAATCTTCTCAATATCAGGCCAGTGGGGCGTATCAAGAACATACCCTGCAATGCTACGGTCATACGCCTCGCTGAAGGGACGCTCCTTACGGTACGCCGCCTCTTCCGCAAGGTACTTCTCAGCGCTCTCAATCGACATTGCCTCAGCGTTCGCCTTGGTAATCTCGTAAAGTTTCATAGTTTATCTATTGTTGTTTATTTTTTTAGAGCTTGATGACTACCGAGTTCTTACCCGTGGATCCCGCATTCTTCTTGGATCCCGATGAACGCAGAGCCGACGCAGGAACCGCAGGAGGAGGACCGTTGCCCGAGGGAACAACCACCGTCTCCTTGATGTTCTTCAGCAGGTCTTCAATGTTGACCGAGGGACCGCGGACTTCCTGAACGGGTGCGGGTGCCGGAGCGGGAGCAGGAGGAGGAGACGCAGAGACCACCTTCGCCCGTCCACCGATCTTCACCTGCTTATCCGCCGCGGGCTGACGAGGAATCGCGCTCGGGGGAGGTGCAGGAGGCATACCCGACTGCATGAAGCTCATCAGACCGGCCAGCGGGTTCTGCGCCTGCGGAGGAGGAGGCACGTTCGCCGTCGTACGAGACTGCGAAGACTGGTTCTGCATCGCAGCCGCAGCCAGAGACCGAGCAATATCCGGGTTCTGACGCATGATCTCATCGATGTTCGGAATCGGGGCCTTGCGAGTCATCTGGTTCGTCAGGTGGACCATGTACACCATCATACAGACACGCATCGGAATCTTGACGAGAGGGTGCATCTTCATATTCTCGCCATACATATCGTACAGCTCCTCAAAATCATCTTCCAGATCCACGACGTTCATCTGGGCCGCCTCCGACAGACCGTCCAGCTGAAGACCAAACGCCTTGAGCAGAGTCACGTGCTTCGAGCCGTACTCCAGACCGCTCATGCCCGTTACGAACCACTCGGAGAACTGCTTGATGGTCGCATCCATGTTCTTCTCACGCTTGATGAACTCCAGCTCCAGCTTCATCTCCTCCAGTGGGGAATCCATCGTGAAGCGCTTACGCATCGGGACACCCATCTTGCTCAGGCGCTCAAACTTACGCAGGATCTCGTACTTCTCCTTCATCAGAGCCTCATCGGACATGTGGCGGATCTGCTTCGGAGCCGGGGCGTACGGCTCAGCGTTCAGGTTATCCATTCCGTTCATCTGAATCGGTCCCGTGTTCTCCAGACTGGGAACCAGCTGAGGTCCCGTAGGTGCCGACGAACCGACGTCATCAAACGAGATGGTGGGCAGGTCGACGGTCTCCAGATTCGCCATGCCACCCATCTTCGGATTAATTAGAAGGTCAATATCCGAGACGCTTCCGCTCATTCTTACTACTTCTCTTGGACGTCCTTCTGAAAGTCTGAACGCGCTTACGAGTACCACGGCGACGAGCTCCCGTGACAGTCTTCAGTTTAGCCTCGGCGTCCTCCAGGTCATTGACCGCCTTGTTATAGGCCTTGAGAGTCACCTCGTCTTCCTCCTTGGCCTTCTTCAGTTCCTCCTCTTCGGCGCTCACATCCTCGTTTCCTGCCGAACGGGCAGACTCCAGCTTCTTCTCGGCTTCCTCGACAGCGTCGTGTGTCTTGCGATTCTCGGCCAGAGAGGTGGTCACTTCCTCAGCAGCAGCTGCTACGGCATGCTTAGCTTCCTTGCGCTTCTCATCCTCAGCGGTTGGGCGCTCCCACTGCGAGTGGTTCTTAGGAGACACATAGTAGGTCTCTCCCGAGGGATCCTTCTCCTCTGTCCATCCAGGAGGCAGGGGTTCCTTGGGCTCCTCAGCCTTGGGCTCCTCAGGCTTCGGTGCTTCCACAGCCTTGGGTTCCTCAGCCTTGGTCGTCGTTGTCGTCGTAGGAGCCTTGTCACTTGGAATTGTGGAGGTGATACCCACACCCAGGAGTGCTGCACCGAGAACGATCGCAGCGACAGCCATTATTTAGTATCTGTATTTACTTCTTCTCATGTTCCAATACCCAAAGACCTTGCAAGAATGAGTCGGCCAAATCGTCCTTCTTGGGATGACGTGCGAAGTGCGCTTGATTCTCTGCTGGAACCAGCAACAGAGCGTGGGCTATGCCAGTCCGTTTGCGACCTTTATACGATGCAGTCGAATCTTCCACGGTCACTATGTTGGACAGCTTGTGGGTCGCCGAAACACCCATACAGCGAAGTCCACGACAGCAAAAGTACATCTGAAGCATTGCCTGTACCCCAAACATCCGCCGATCCATCTGGTTCTCGAGGCAAACCACTCGTGCTCCCGCCCAAGACTCATGGCGAAGATCGAGGCTCCGAATGATCGAGGACGCCAGATCCAGAACTGAGCCACCTGTTGCCGAGGACACACACTTCTTCCACGTATTCTGCTTGCGATGATTGTAGATGAGCTTCACCAGATCCGCCTTCTTCGTACCATCGGTGACTAGACCATCCGAAGCCAACTCTTGCCGAAGCTGATCCGGAGTGAGCTTGTTCAGGGCTACCTTGGTCGGTGTCTTGATCTTCTTGGGAACGTGACGGCGACACGAGAAGGTCCCATTCGAGGCATGCTCGTAGGTCGCCGAGGTCTCGCACTTGTGACACCGCGCTGCACCGACTCCAGCCTGCTCGCCCAGGATATCAATGATATTCCAGTCCACAATCTTCACATCGGACCGACTGGTTCCCTCCAGAACACAGTAGGCTAGATTTCTGAGTCCCACATCGAAGGACACCACTTTCATTGTACTGTATATGCAGCATCAATGAAAGTGTTTACCGATACCGGGAATCGAACCCGGGCCAAGGCTGTGAAAGAGCCCGATCCTAACCACTAGACTATATCGGTGGATACGAGCTGTGGGATTTGAACCCACGAGGCTTTCGCCAGAGGATCTTAAGCCCTCCTCCTTAACCACTCGGACAAACTCGTAAAGTACTGCATGCGGGAGTCGAACCCGCGACTACCGGCTCATAAGACCGGTGCTCTACCAACTGAGCTAAGACAGTATTTTTTGTTGTTTGTTTACTCGGACTCGGCGCGGGGCTCGGCGACGATCTCCAGAAGAGCGAGCGTGTTGATCGTGCTGATGATGGAGCGACGCACCTGGGGCTCCTCAAGCTGGGCCACCTCGTAGAGAATGGCCGGACCGTTCGAGGGGGACAGCTGGAAGTGGTCGAACGGGCAGACATCCTGCGAGAGGCTCTGAAGCAGGTCCTGGACGTAGTGATCCAGCGACTGACGCGTCAGCCAGAAACGATACGTCGTCGGACCCGTGCCGGGCTCGTAGATGACCTCCGTGATGTCGAAGGGGAAGTTCGGGTTGCGGTAGAACGTGATACGCTCGTCCTCCTCAGAATCATTGGAACCGGCAGGCGTGTTGAACAGGTGAATCGTGAACAGCTTCATTTCTTTCTTACCTGTTTCCTCGCTTTAAATCCCACGGTCATCGTCATCGAACATATCCGCATCCACATAGTCCCGTCCCTCCGTGTTCGGGGCATTCGAGTAGTCACCATAGTTTCCACCCTCAACCCGATCCTCACCCACAGGCAGTTCACCCTGCTCCTCGTAATCCACGGGGCGACCCACACCTGTATCGGCATCCTCCGCCTCCTTCTGGGCTGCCTCCTTGGCAAAGTCTGACCGATCCTTGCTCGTGATCAGCATGCCCGCCAGGCCACGATCCAGAAGCTCCTTGGTCACGGCACGCTCGTTATCGTTCATCTCACGAAGAAGGTCGGTCAGCTTCGTACGCTCCTTGGCCCGAAGAGTGTTGCTCACCGCCTTGGCCTCCTTGACATCGGCAAAGAGCAAGACCAGGGTTGCGTCCTTCTTCATAGCTTCCTGAAGTCGTGTCTTTGTCTGGGCATCCTTGCTAATCTCGGCGATGAGGTCGTACACGTATCCCTTCGTAATATCACGCAGGTCATCATTCTTCTGATCGGGATCCAAAGTGCGAGTGGGGTTGGGGATCGCAAAGAGAGTGGACAAGCGATTAGCGATCATCACGTTCGTCCGCCAGTTATCTGTGGCACCCGTCTTCATCAGCTTAAGACGACGCAGGACATCCTTGTCACCCACCTTGACAGGCACCGGCTTCACGCGCTCAGACTCAGAAACAGCGATCAGCTTACGATTACTGTCCGGTCGGGCAAACTGGTTGATATTGGGACGAAGAGGAACCTCATCCTGCCGAATCTGGGGAAGGTGGCTGGTTGTCCAGTAGGCACGGTACGAGGGGCAGGTCGGCGGATGAATGATAGTTCCGAACGCCTCAGGAGGAGGCATGACCAGATCTCCCGGAATCATGGTGATCGGCTTCATGGGCTCGTCAACTGGAATCAGAGACTTGCCGGCATTCAGAGCCTTACGCATCTCCGGAGACTGCTTGAGCAAGGCCGTCAGACTGCGAACCGTGAGTGTCCGGACCTTCTTGGGATCACTCAGGACCAGACGCATGATCGAGGCCGAGGCACCCTTGAACGAGGTCGGGTAGGCATCCAGGGTCTTGGTCAGCACGAGAATCATGCTGTCCACAATCGTGTACCCGTCAGCCTCATCAGAATCACGAGGGAATCCTGAGAGTGTCAGAGACTTGGATCCGAACGACCGGCGGGGAATCAGGGCTGGACGATGGGACTGAAGAAGCAGAACGGCCTGCACGATTCCAGCAATGGCAGCTGCATCCTTCAGAGCCACCGAAAAGCGCCGACCTACATCCAGAATCGGAAGGAGCTGGGTTGTATCTGGAAGAACATGGAGCACACTGATCAGCAGAAAGAAGACCTCATCAGACGCCTTGTTGAAATCAAAGGCATTCTTCAGAGAGGCCAAACTCGTGATCTGATCCGCTATCCCGTGACCATGAAACTCCGTGGTCGGCAGAGCCTCTGCGTGCTTCATGAGACGGCCCGTATCGCTGAACTCCTCCTGATCTTCCAGAACATCCGCATTGATCTGCTCACCACAGGACCGGCATACCCGGAACCCATCAACCTTGGCTGTCCAGGTATCATAGAACAGACGCCGATCCGCTGCCAGCTCTCCACCCAGAATCGCCAGGGTGTGTTGGCAGACCACAAAGGCCCCGTCCTTGTCCGTATACACCTTATTGCTAAAGATGGCTTCCTGAATGATCTGTGTGATGTCCTTGAGCTTATCATCAGCAAACCGCTCCTTATCCTCCAGAATCGTGATCACATCCTTACGTTGCTGAGGAACCTCACGAGCGGGGGTGATCGGAGTCTTGGGTTCCTTCTTTACCACCTCATCCAACACGACGGACTTCTTCAGAGCCCGAAGGTAGGTCTCCAGAATATCGTTCGAGGTTCCCTCCTTCCACTGAAGTCGACCCTTGAACCCATCCTGCTTCCTTTCCTGCCGAAGCAGTTCTAGAGGCACACACTGAAAGGTGATCATGTCCTTCTTACCCACTGTCCAGGTGCGACGCAGAATACCCCGAGTCTGGAAGGCCTGGAAGTCCAGTCCGGTCAGATCACACTCAGCGATGGTCGTCGTTGGGAAGGTATGTTCAGCATCCGCGCTGGGACGAAGCTCTACCGTTCCGTTCTTGCCGGCCTGGGACATAAGCATCTGAACCACCAACTCTCCGCCATCCAGCTGATTCATCAGCCAGTAGCGAGCCGACAGGCCCGGGAAGTACGGACGATAGTACTCGAGGAGCTTCTCCGAGGGCTTATCAGACTCCGACTTCGGAAAGGCCAGCTCCAGGGTTTCCGTTGCAATATCCGACGAGTCGGCGGGAGGAAAGCGAGACTTCCACGAGTTCCAGGGAATATCCGAGAGCTTGATATCATAGACCTTGAGGTACCGCAGACCTTCGACGTAGGGATCCTTGGTGACCGGAACCGCGTGGGTGAGAACAGCATCCAGTGAGGGAACCACTTCATCCAGGGGCGCCGTGGTCTCCACCATCACGGCCTCAGCCGACTTTAAAAAGGGGTGGTCGGGCAGAGGATTCGGGACATCAACCGCACGCTTCTTTGCATAGTATCCCACGAAGTCCACCAGATCGGCCGTGTTCGCCATGGTCACTGGCAGAACATCAAAGCGCCCATCCTCGTGCCTCTGTGTCCGCGTGAACTTGAACAGAGGAAGCGCACGTTCGGGTTCCTCACCATTGGTATTCACGAACTCCGTCGGCTTCGTGATGGGAAAGGGCGTTCCCTCTGCCTCCGACTGGTAGGGCTTCGGGAGACCTAAGAGCAGAGATCGGTAGAAGTTGGGGAGCTTGATGTGTGCCTCGTCAAATAGGGGATTGTAGGAAGCCTCGTACGAGTAGGGCCTGCGCGTGTTCGTCGCATACACAGGAAAAATCCAGTCGAAGTTCTTTCCATAGACTGGCTCCCGCAGACGATAGTCGTCCGCTGTGACGATGATGTGGCTTGTATATAGATCACGCAGTCGGTCCACCTCGTTCTTCAGGACCTCCAGTTGAAACTTTGTGATACGTCCCTTCGGGACCAGCTTTTCGTAGGCATCCGTCACCTGCTCGTTCAGTGTATAGAACCGAATGGATTCAGGTCGTTGGATGGTCTCATCGTATTCGATGTCCTCCACAACTTGAAAGTCTTTCGTCTCGAACTCGAAGACCTCCGACATTATACAGACTTGAGAATGCTTTCACAGAGTGCCACCGCCTCCACGCGGAAGCGCTCAATCACCTTCTCGGGCTCGATCTTAGTGCTGAACCGAACAATCATCTTCGGAAGCAGAGGATGGACAATGCGGTAGGACACATACTCAACCAGGGCTGCCTCGTAGATCAGAGCCTGAGCCAGCGCTCCGATTGTGTGTCCCTCCTCCTCCGTCTCCACCGAGTAGTATCCATCCTCCTCACGAAGAATCGGGTTCTTGCACCAGGTCTCAATCTTGGTCTTGTAAATCGTGGCTGCCTGCTTGACCAGCTCCTTCGCGGGAATTACGCCAATGCTCTCCACCGCCAGATCGAACCAGACGGGACGCCCGTTCTTGTCCCGCACAAACGAACGCTGGATCTCGTAGTTGTCAAAGATCTTTGCCCGCTCAGCACGGAGTACCTCGTCATCTCCGGCGATAGCCACATAGCTGTCCTTGTCCAGCTTGGCCAGATCGGGATCGATGTGGTTCTTGTAGGTCGCCACACAGACCTGAGAGGCACCCTTGGTCTCAATACGCAGAGACGCCTTGACGTGGATAGACTCATTCGGCTGGAGGGTCATGAAGTAGATCGGCGTCTCCAGATCGCGATCGTACAGCAGGACATTCTTGCGAGGGCCTGCCACATTGAAGTCATCCGTCGTGACCTCCACGGGCTCCTTACGACGCAGGTCTGCCGTGGGAGGCAGAAACCGCATCTCAATCTTGGTGTCCCGAACCACCGCCGTCTCTTCCGGACGAGCGTTGACCGGGAGCATCTCCACACGATGACGCAGCATCTCATGAATCATCTTGGTCGAGTTGTCCAGGATCTGCACATCATGGATCACGACCGTCGGGATCTCAGCCAGTAGGATCCGACGAAGCCCATTCACAAAGGACACGGGCACATCCTTCAGTGTTGCATCGAGGCGAAAGCCATTGAGAGAAATCTTGATAGAATCCATAGTTACGTTGCTTATATCTTGCTTCGTTGATATCTATCCGTTTTTTTCAGCGGGGAGGGCAATAGCGCGATGAGCAATAACCAGCCGGTTCTCTTTTACAGCACCCGTTGTTCTCACTCGAAGCAGATCATCGATACCCTCAAGATGCTCAAGAAGGAGTCTCTCTGCAAGATGTTCGCCATCGATGGTCTGACTCGCGACAAGCTCCCTCCCTTTCTCAAGAGTGTGCCCACGCTCTTCAATCCCGAGACCAAGGATATCTTTGTCGGCAAGGACATCTACGCCTACATTGCCAAGCCCGTCTCGCCTCGTCGTGAGGTTCCCACCCAGCAGACCGCTCAGGCCCCGTCCGCCCAGGCTGCCGCTGTCAAGCCCAATCCCAACGGAGGTCCTCCGCCTGCCTCGGGTGGAGGTGGTGAGTACGAGGCCTGGTCTTTTGGAACATCCTCGGGCTTCTCGGACTCGTATTCGAGCTGGGATGCCCCGGGTAACTTCTCCGTCCAGGACCAGCTTCACTACACCTTCATCGGTGACACGAAGGCCTCGCCCGTCGCTCCGGAGCCTCAGACCAAGCAGAGCTATGATGGAAATAAGGAGGGTCGCAACGGCGATCTCGCATCTCGTATGGAGGCCATGCAGAAGCAACGTGATTCTGAGTTTGCCGGCGTTGAGCGTAAGTAGTCTTCATAGAACCGCAGAAGTCATGCTAAATGAGCTCTGATTGGATTGAGACGATTACGTCGGCCTGGACTGGACACCGAGACTTTGCTCGGTGGCTCACGCGGAATACAAAGAGCGATGTGATTGTCGAGCTCGGTGTTGACTATGGCTACAGCACCTTCACCTTCGCAGATTCTCTCAAGGGTACCACGGGTATGATCTACGGAGTTGATCTCTTCATGGGCGACATTCATACTGGACATCGGAATACTCTGGACTTCGTGAAGAAGGCCATCGCAGATCACTCAGTGACGAATCTTGAGCTTGTGATTGGGGAGTTTGATACGATCTCGAAGCTCTGGAATAAGCCGATCGATATCCTGCATATCGATGGCCTTCATACCTACGATGCTGTTAAGAACGACTTTGCTCGCTGGTCTCCCCACGTAACCGAGAACGGTATCGTCCTGTTCCATGATATTGCGGTTCATCACTTCGGAGTCAAGGAGTTCTTCCGTGAGCTGAGTGGTGGTTACAAGTTGTTCTTCCTGCACTCCGCCGGTCTGGGGATCTTTACAAAGAACAAGCAACTGCGCGATGCGATCATGGCCAAGTTCTCTACCTCGGTCTATGACTTCGCCGATCACGGTCGTTTGATCTAAACTTACACATTCTACTGAAATATATAGTAGGATGTCTAAGAAGGTGTTTACCGATGCCTTCTTTACACAATTCCATGAGTTCTTGAAGCAGTTGATCCAGGTGTTTCCTGGGGATTCAGACTTCCCTGCCTACGATTCCGCGCTGACGTTTATGCAGCGACTAAATCCGGCCATGGTCGTCTCAGAGTTTAAGACGAACGTGTTTCCGTACGAGGAGATCCTTCGGGCCAGGAACAGTGACTTCTTTTTGAATCACAAGTTCGATGATGTAGTCTCTGCCGATATGTCGATGGAAGCAATTATTCTGAAGCTCAAGGGTCTATGGAGCACTCTCTCCGACAAGAGTCGCGACTCCATCTGGACCTACATCATTCTCCTTCTCGACATTGTCAAGCGTTGTTGACGCTGACCGAATCAGATCATCAATAGCCGACGCCGACGAATCAAAATTACGAAAAAAGATCTGATTGACCTCAGCCGGTGTCCAGCGATTCTCCAGCTGAGGATAGGCATGCAGGTCCTCAATCGTGGTCTCGTAAAACGCCTCGATCATCTCCTGGAGAACAGGGATCGAGCACTTCTTGAAATGAATAATCATATCGACCCGGCCCGGACGAACCAGGGCCCTGTCGATACGCTCGGGGAAGTTAGTCGTGATAATGAGAATCCGACCATTCGCCTCCAGAGTTCCATCCAACAGATTCAGCAAGAACGAGAGATCGATAGTCTCACGGTCCTCCTCCTTGCGATCCAGAAAGGGATCCGTCTCCTTCGGCTTGGGAGCCTCCATCACAGGCTTCTTCCACTCCCGACGCAGAACCATATCACCCATGGCATCAATATCCTCAATCACGTACAGACGCTCGGAGACTGGGATCGTGTACTTCTCGGTATTGACGCCGTTGTAGACGTGAATGTCATCGTTGAAGAAGAGGTGCTGAAGCTGTTGCTTGGTCTTGATCTCTGAGAGCTGGACATTGATGATGTGACGCCGACCCACGGAGGCAATCGCCTTGATCGTGGAGGTCTTGCCCGTGCCCGGAGGACCGTGAAACATGAAGCCGAGAGTGTACGGAATGCCTTTCTTATCGTACCACGAGCGGTTGTCCAGAAAGAAGTTCGTGCGATGCTCGACCTGCTTCTTCTCCTCAAAGAAGACGTTGTCAAAGTTGCGGTTGGTCGTGAACTTCGACTTCGTGTAGACCAGGTGAGACGTAGGCAGAGGATTCTGGACTGAACCCTTGACCCGGGTCTGAACCATCTGATCGAAGAAGTAGCGATGGGCACCGAGCTTGTTCGCCATGCGACGCTCGTAGTCCGTATTACAGTTGTCCACGAAGGTCTGAAGGTGCTGGACATCGTGGTCGTAGCAATAGAGCTTGAACTTGACAATCTCCAGCTGACCATCCGTGATCTTCATATCCTGAAGCTCAAAGTAGACGTCGGACTCCAGGCAGACCGCCTCGTACTCATGGGGTAGGTAGTCGTGGTGTGTGACCGACAGAAGCGTCTTCATGGCCGGGAGAGTGGTGACGTAGTGAATCACCGCATCCATTCGATTGGCGTACAGACTCTGAACCGGAGCCTTGTTGTTTCCCTGGTTCACAGGAGAACCACGCTCGCAGGTAATCGAGGCTCGGGGTGTCTTCAACACCGAGGACACCGCCGTCGGACCTGGCCGAGACCGACGACAGCACTGTGCGGAAAACCAGGCTGACCAGGTGGGAAAGGTCTTCACAGCAATATCGAAGGTATTGACCGCCATCAGATTCAGCAGAGGATTCTTCGTCTGAGGCATCTGGAGCATCATTTGCGTTCGCAGAATATCGTTGAACTGCATGATTTATACAGCCCCATACGATGTAATACACTTATCCAGCGTGGCTCCCGTCTGGTGAACGGGCTTGGACCGACGCAGACGCAGTTCCTTCGAGGCCTTCTCCACCGTATCATTCGAGAGACTGACGAACTTCTTGACATCCCGAACAGGTCCCTGGACGTTCATGGACGGCACATGAAGACGAAGAGGAGGCAGATGAACAGCGACCATATCCTCCGACGTTGAAATATACTCGCGGAACTGCTCGATGTCCAGCGGACCTCCAAACATACGGAGCATATGACGATGAGGCGAGGGAGTCAGAGTCCGTCCACTTGCAAAGAGAGATCGGTAGAGATCAGACAGGAGGGCATGGCGAGTCCAACGAACGACATCAGACAGCGAGACGTCGTTGTACAGGTAGGCCAGGGCGCACTCGGGAGCACAGAAGTGACCCTCGCAGGTGTACATGTTCTCGTAGGCGTCATAGGACAGGGGAAGCACACTGGCCTTCCACGGAAAGGGATGGCAACACCAGAAGCAGGCAGTCGTTCCCGCATAGGTCGGAGAGCGAGTACGGGTCAGAATCTCCTTCATGGTGTCGGTGTTGAAACGCTCGGCAACCTTGGATGTCTCGACGCTGGAGAGAATGTCCGAGTAGTTGGTGGAGGTCTCCGCAGGTATGGGAAGCTCTTGCTCAGCCGGAAGCTTCAGTGAGAAAATCACGGGAGCTTCAGGAAGATGTTTTTTGGGAGGCATTAGTTGTTTCAAGTGAGATGAGTGAAAACGACTCAGGTGTATTTTGTAATATAGGAATACACGTTGCCGTTAGAGGCAGCGTAGACAACGGGAGCAGAGGCTAGACCACCGTAATTAGACGGAGTCGTTGGCTTCAGATTGCTTATGTTACTCATAATATTTGAGGATGTTACGAAAGAAGATGCACCGTTGCTGGTTATATAATTCAAATAGTTTGAACCACCCTTAACTGCTGTATAGGCAGTATTTGAGCTTGTAAAAATCAAACCCCTGATGGGATATACGGGAGGTGATCCACCTGTATTTACACCGGTTTGTCCATCTAGAGACCAAGGAGTAAACGTTGCTGTTCCTGGTCCAGTTGATTTCTTTATGACAATGCTTGCACCCCCACCACTAAACACATTTGATGGATTACCGTACGACCAGTTGCTGAAGAAGATATAGGTATCCTTTGGCGTCTTACCCGTGGTACCATCGTACGGCGGATCACTGGTGGAACGAGGAGAATTGTAAGTTCCGTAAGCATAGAGTAAAAAGAATGATCCTACCATATCAGAATTCCATCCTGCACCACTACCACTAATAATCGTAAAGTACTGAGTTCCAGGTCCGGTAATACTGTAGTCACTAGGCGCAATATTAACGTATCCATATGATGATCCGAAAGATCCGGCCGAGGCCGAACCTGACGAGGGAATGTTTCCTCCCGATACCGTTCCTGCCTGGAAGTTTGTAACAGCATGTACTATGTAATCTCCGGTAGTAACTCCTCCGGTAAAGAATGTTCCACCACTTCCGATTCCAGGTGCAAACGAAAACCACCCTAAGAATTTGCTAAACATTTGTACCGCTGTGGGAGCGATAATATATGTGTTTGTCCACGATGAGTTAAAGGGTGCTGTCCCCGAGGTTGAGTTTGAAAACACATACATCAAATTATTATTGGCACTAAAACCGACAAGTTGTGTACCATCTGTGCTGACGCCGATAGCGCTTGCTCCGGTGAATGGTACATTGCAGGCCTTGGCAGTACCCGAGGTCGAAAACATCTGAACAACACCTCCGGAATCTGCGACATACAAATTGTTACTTCCATCAAAGGCAAGATCGGTTATAGTGTAAAATGTGTTGTTCGTGTACGTTGTACTATTGCAGATAGTAGCGTTATATGTTCCCTGTGCGTTTGATCCGATATACTGAGTCGAGGAGACCGTAGGTACCGTAAGTCTATAAATAACAAAGGCCTGTTCTACTGCGTATAGGCGCGCGCCGTCATACTGCACATTAGTGACATTAGTAAAACCGCCTTGGTATAAGGTTGTGATCGAACCTACGTTATTACGTTTTGCAACAGAGATCAACGACATTCTTATATTATAAAAAGGCAATATTCCCTGAAGTATCTGTCACCGCAACCGTTACGAATTGCCCAGCTACAAACGTTTTATAAAAACTCGATGGAGAGGCGAATACAAGTCTACCAGCTGCCTGTGCTTGAAAAATCCAAAACATACCCACTGTTGTCCCCTGACCCGATACGTTGAGGTCTCCCGATCCACTGACTTGGTATATCATACCTGCTGTCGCCGAAGAAAGAACCAAACTACTAGACACGTTGGATGCCGCGATCGTAAGCTGTCCAATAGGTCCGACGGGTCCGGTCGGGTTCATGAAGGGAGCCGTGTTTGTGTAGATCGTGTTCACCCATCCTGTTGTTCCTGTGACACCACGAGGACCACGAGCACCGGCATACCCCTGTAGACCTTGCTGGCCGGTAGCTCCTGTCACTGACATTTACTATAATAGACTATAAGTTCCAGTGCAGTTTGAATCCACAAACAAAACTAAGATCACACTCTGGCCAACGGGGAGGCTATATGATGTGTTATATCCACCCGTGAAGGTCAGTGTAATGTAGAAAGATGTATTATTGTGGAAGATCCAATGTATTCCTGATAGTTCAGCTAGGGGATAGGGAAGAAGTAGCGAAGGAACTATGACGGTAACATCTCCATTGGCGATAAAGTTATATATCGTACCGATGTTTGGATCAAGAGTAATTGGCGATGTTGCTGCGGGCACGATATTCAGTTTCCCCGTACCTTGGCGAAAGCGATCTCCAGTAGGACCTAAGGCAGGCCCGATTGGACCACATCCACCTTGCAATCCCTGTGTACCAGCGATACCTGTCGGACCCGTAGGACCAGTGATGTACGACATTGCTACAACACTACAAAATATTGAATATCATTCACCGAATCGTACTGGAATGCAAGAGTTATAGCGCTACCGTAGTCTACGTTGATCGTAGTTGTATACGATCCCTGGTAATACAGCTGGTAACCGGGAGATGTACTGCTTGGATTTGCCGCAGGAAATATTGAAGATGCATTATACGACACACCCAATGATGTTCCTGAGGTGTTATTCTGAAAGGTCCAAAAGCGCCCCGAATCCGAAACTTTATTCACGGAATATGGAGTGATGTTGAGAGTTGTAACACCGGGGTTAAGACTGTAGTAGGTTCCCGAAGTTGCAGCCGAAAGCGTGATATTTGTGGGATTACTAGAGGATCCAGTGAATCCTGGTAGTAACCCTTGACCATAGAAGGAGGCTCCCGTTGGTCCTTGCGCAGGTCCCTGCAGTCCCTTCTGTCCTGTAACTCCTGTCGGTCCTGTTGATCCTCTGGCGCCCACTGGGCCTTGAAACGACATCGTACTTGTATTCAAAACGGAAAGTTTACTGCCTCAACTGACCATAGGCAGTAAAGATGTCCGATCTCAGCTCAGCCTACGTTAAGAAGACACACCGCGAACACATCCTCAGTCTCCCCGACACCTACATCGGAAGCATTGAGACTGCCGATGATGAGGTATACTTGCATGGAGACGACGGTTTCACTCTCAACAAGATCCCTGTCAACCCTGGATTCTACAAGCTTATCGACGAGCTGATTGTCAACGCTCACGATCAGGTGGTCCGTCTGCGTCAGAAGAACTCCAACAACCCAGTCAAGAAGATCAGTATCACCTGCAACGCCGAGCACTTTGCGATCGAGAACGATGGTGAGTCGATCGATGTGGCCGAGCACCCCGAGCACAAGACCTGGATTCCTCAGATGATCTTTGGCGAGTTGCTGACCTCGTCCAACTACGATCCCAAGGAGAAGAAGCTGGTGGGTGGCAAGAACGGGTATGGCGTGAAGCTCGTGAACATCTTCGCCAACGAGATGAAGCTCCACATCAACGACAACACGCGTCTGCTGTCCTACGCACAGACGTTCTCTGACAATATGACCAAGATCGGCAAGCCGACGATCAAGGCCATCAAGAAGCCCGCCACAACCAGCGTCTCGATCGAGTGGCGCCCTGACTTCAACCGCTTCGGAATGACGGAGATTCCGGAGGGCATGCGCCGTCTGATTGAGCGTCGTGTCTACGATCTGGCGATGACCGTGGGCAAGGAGGTCAAGGTCAGCTGGAATGGCGAGCTGGTGAAGTGCCGAACGCTGACGGACTATGCCAAGGCGTACGGGTGTGAGACAGTGATCTACGAGACACCGAACGAGCGGTGGCACATTGCGATCGGTGACAGCCCCTCCGACAAGCAGTTCAGCATGTCCTTCGTCAACGGCATCTGGACATCCAAGGGTGGTACCCACGTCGACGCTGTGACCAGCCAGGTCACGAACCACATCGTCGAGTACCTGGAGACGAAGAAGAAGGTCAAGGTCAAGCCCAGCCTTGTTCGTGATCACCTGGCGATCTTCATCGTCAGTATGATTGAGAACCCCAGCTTCACCTCGCAGACGAAGGAGACGCTGACGACCAAGATGTCAGCCTTCGGGTCCTCTCCCAAAATGTCGGAGGATGCGCTGAAGAAGATCATCTCCAAGCTGGCCATCGTGCCCAAGATCCTGGAGGCTCAGTCGGCGAAGGATGCTAAGGACAACTCGAAGACCGATGGCAAGAAGCAGTCTCGTATCACGGGCATTCCCAAGCTGGATGATGCTGTGATGGCAGGCACGAAGGACTCTGCCAAGTGTACTCTCATCCTGACCGAGGGTGACTCAGCCAAGGCGATGGCTCTGAGTGGTCTCAGCCAGGACCAACGCAAGCTCTTCGGTGTCTATCCACTCAAGGGTAAGGTGCTGAATGTCAAGGACACGAGCGATGCCAAGGTCGAGCAGACCAAGGAGATCGCGGAGCTCAAGAAGATCATCGGTCTCACCTCTGGCAAGAAGTATACGGATGTGAAGGACCTGCGCTACGGCTCGATCATGATCATGACGGATCAGGATCTGGATGGTAGCCACATTCGTGGTCTGCTCATCAACCTCTTCCACGAGCTGTGGCACGAGCTCATTGCGATTCCGGGGTTCCTGACCTACATGGCAACTCCGATCGTGAAGGCAAGTAAGGGGAAGGAGAACCGCGTGTTCTACTCCCAGTACGAGTACGAGCAGTGGCGTCTGGGCGAGGGTAAGTCGGGGTGGAAGGTCAAGTATTACAAGGGACTGGGTACCTCGACGCGCGATGAGGCCAAGGACTACTTCAGCAAGGTCAACGCCGTTCGCTTCGACTACACGGACGACTCCGACAAGTCTATCGATCTGGCCTTCAACAAGCAGAGGGCCGATGATCGCAAGGAGTGGCTCAAGGGCTACGATCGGACCTCGCTGGTCCCTGCAGGCAACAAGGTGCCATACAACGACTTCATCCACAAGGACCTCATCCACTTCAGCTACTACAATCTGGAGCGGTCGATTCCGAGCGTGATGGACGGACTCAAGACCTCTCAGCGCAAGATCCTCTATGCTGCCTTCAAGCGCAATCTGACTCAGGAGATCCGTGTGGCTCAGTTTGCGGGGTACGTCTCGGAGCACACGGGGTACCATCACGGTGAGGCCTCGCTGAACGAGACCATCACGGGTATGGCTCAGGACTTCATGGGCTCCAACAACATCCCGTGGCTGGTTCCGCAGGGACAGTTCGGGACTCGGATCCAGGGTGGCAAGGACGCAGCCTCTCCCCGTTATATCCACACCTACCTCCAGCCTCGGATTCGCAAGATCATTCGTGAGGCTGACTTCCCCGTCCTCAAGTATCGGGACGACGATGGTCTGCCTGTCGAGCCTGAGTGGTATGCTCCCGTCCTGCCGATGCTCCTGGTCAACGGGGCTCGTGGTATTGGCACCGGCTACTCGACCTACATCCCGCCCTGCAATCCCAAGACGATCAAGACCATGCTCGTTGCCTGGCTCAAGGGTGACACGAACGCTATCGAGGAGACGAAGCTGACGCCGTACTTCGAGGGTTTCAAGGGCTCGTACACGGAGGAGGGTGTCGTCGGCTCCTACAAGAAGGACAAGGACGAGTTTGTGATCACGGAGCTCCCGCCTGGCACCTGGACGGCCGACTATCGTGAGTGGCTGGAGAAGGAGCTGGCGGAGGGTCGGATCAAGGACTTCAGCGATACCTCGACGGATCAGCAGATCAACATCCGGATCAAGGGCATCGAGGAGTCGGCTCTGGTCAAGTCGCTGACTGAGAAGGTGAAGACGACCAACATGCACGCCTTCAATCACAAGGGCATCATCACCAAGTACGGAACGCTCAACGATGTCCTGCACGAGTATGCGGGTGTTCGCAAGGATCTGTACGAGACCCGTCGTCAACATCAGATCAAGGCGCTCAAGGATCAGCTCCCGTATCACAAGAACGTGGTGCGGTTTATCCGCGATCAGATCCAGGAGGAGCCCGAGGTGAATCTCAAGAAGAAGACCCTGAAGGAATGTGAGAACATCCTGGGTGAGCATGAGTACCAACATATCGATGGGAGCTACGACTACATCATGCGTCTGCCCGTGTCGGCCTTCACGTCGGAGAAGATCGCCAAGCACGAGAAAGACATGACCGATCTGCTGAACGAGATCAAGCGTCTCGAGAGCACGACATCTGCGCTACTGTGGCTGGCAGATTTAGAGGAGGTATAAATAACAAGAGTATGTCCGGTTACTTAGATCTGCTGGTCAAGCAGGATCAGGCTGCCCGTTCTGCGTATTCCTTTGATCCTCGGGTAGCCATGCAAACCGCTCGGCGCTTCGCGTCTGTGGAGCCCTTTACAGGAGGAGCCACGCCCTCCAATGCAACAGATGTTCAGTACTCTGATATCCCCACAGGATCTCACTCGGACCCGAGCATTGTCCAAACCTCACCTAATACAACCCTGGTGAAACGGTATGTCGTCATCGACACCTCGCAACGCGATTGGGTCAAACAGCCCAATCCGTTCTCTAATCTAATTTTTACCTTTGGCAACCAGTCGGGTGTTTCGTCGAATCCTCCGATCTATACGAACAATTCTTTCATACCTACGAACGCGATTGAGCAACAGAGGTTGACCGCCCCTATTCCAGGTCTTCCGAATGTACAGGGTTGGTCTCTGGCTGGAGTGCCCTCGAATACTGTCTTTCCTGCTTACAACCCCTCGCTACCCCCGGGTAACTTCATCGGCTACGATCTGGGATACAACATCGCTCCAGCCGGGCCTGGATTTGGAAGTGTCTTTACTCCCTGTAATGTGGCAGCGATTCGTCTGGTCCGTGCCGTGATGCCCCAGCGTCAGTTCTTAGACTTACCCATCGTCCCTGGAAGCGATGTGTCTAGCGCTGTTCAACTTGCTCTCTCTAACACCGCCTTCTCGACGTTCTCGACCTATCCGTATCTGATGCTTTACCTCAATGAGTACTTCGGCCAGTATGTGGGAGGCAATGAACCGACACGTCGTTCGTTCTCCGTCATGACCCAGAAGCAACGTCAACAGCAGACCTTCACATCGAACGGCCTGGGTGTTCAGCAGTTTGACTACGAGGGATGGTCCGAGGAAGCCCTGCATCTCCAGAGTCCCATCACCAATCTTCAACGTCTGCAAATCAGCGTATCAGATCCGGTTGGAAACGTCTTCATTCACAATGATACGCTCAGTATCGCGCTCATGCAGGCGACAACCGATGGCTGTTTTATCAAGTGCTTTACGTCTCACTATCAGTACTTCAGTGGCAATGAGATGCGTATCGGTGACCGCGTTGTCTTCTACCCCGGTACTCTCTCAAACATGTTGAAGTCACCCATTATTGCCTCGCAGAATTCCGACAAGACAAAGTTTATTACAGCTCTGGGGACAGGGACCTTTGCTGTTCTTCAGTTGCTTGACTACGTTCCGGATTCGAATGGTGTCTACAATCCTCGTCCGACCAGCAATGCTCGTACTCTGCCTTACATCTCCTCGTATAACGGCTTTATTATTGCAAACTTCTTCAACCAGACGGGTTCCGAGGGGAACGTTGTGCCTACGTATCCCAGGTCGATTGATGCGGTCACCTATAGCATCCTTGAGCCAAACACTCTGGTAGGATCTAACCTGGAGTTCATGAATGCCAGTCTTCAGCCTGTCTACACCCTCGAGCTTGACATCAAGCAAGCTGATACCGGAACACTGGGAGGAAAAATAGTCGTGTAAGTGAGTAATGAGTTCTATCGCTGACTACAAGGTCGCAACGCTGAATGACTTCTACACCCAGTCGTCTATTGCCAAGGCCCCCAAGCACACAGGACGTCTTCCTCTTGACGCTGGACAGGAGAAGAGCACCCTGCCTCCGTACACTCTGAGCTCCCCTGAGCCTTACGTGGTTCCTGAGCGTATTGCTGAGCGCATCAACTATCGTCTGGAGGAGACCCCGGTGAACCTCCTCTTTTTCAGCGAGGCTAACATCGCCAACCTTCAGTCGATGATCAAGCAGTCTGTGTTCGTCATGAGCAAGGACAAGCACTATGTGATCGACAACCAGAACGAGGCGGATCTAAAGACAGTTATGCGTAGCTACTACCTCCAGTACGGCATGAACGATCCTTCCCGTGTGACGGAGGAGCTGAAGGAACTGAATGACCGTGTGGTGAACTGGTGTGCGAACCAGATCATGACCGAGATCAACGCCTACATCTACTACCGCAAGGATATCATGGACTTCCCTGCCCCGATTGGAAATCCTGTGGATACGCACATCTACGGAACGCGGACAGGTGAGCTCAAGAGTTTCTTCTAAGGACACAATGCTGGTCCGATTTGAAGATCGGGTCTTTCTTCACAACACCTCCTGGTATGTCTGGGATACCGCCATCGGGATGTTCCGACCTATCCATGGCTTTTCATGGGATGGTTATGAGATGGTCTTGAATGACGTGTGCTATACGGCTGACCCGATGGACGATACCTATGGCTTTGGTAGTGCCGAGATGTACAAGACTTGCATGGAGCTGACCAACGCATACGAAGACAAGATTCCCAAGGCACCCACGGCCAGCTTTCTGGACATGGGTGATCTGGTCTGGTTTCGCGATCGTCCTGTATCTCTTACGTCTTGTGCACCGCGGGACATCACATCCTGGAAGCGACTGGTCAAGGGTCGTGCTCGGACCTGCCGGCGCCACGCTAAAAACAAGTTTACGAAACGCAATCTCTAAAGAGTAAATGCGAGTGAACATCATTTACAACGCTCAGTCAACGGGTCTCCATCAGGATGCTCATTTATTGAGTGGCATGTGCGTCGTCGCCTATGGCAAGGACGTGGTCATTCGCCACGTGCCCCACTACTTTCCTCAGTGCGAGGAAGCCGAGATCAACTTTTTTATTGAGTCGATCAATCCCAGTCTCTTTGTCTACGCGGGCAAGAACATCCTGATCCCGAACCCCGAGTGGACCTTCAAGACCTGGAAGCCCTATGCACACATGGTGGATGATATCTGGGTGAAGACGAAGGAGGCCGTGGAGATCTTTGGCAATGTGGGTGTCCCTGCCAAGTACGTGGGGTGGACCTCGGTGGACAAGATGCTCCCTCCCCTCAAGGACTACGATCAGGCCATCCTGCCTGTGGGAAAGAACGTGTGGCGTCATCCCCGGCCCATCGTCCAGGCGTACATGCGCATCAAGTTCACGATGCCTGAGATCTTCTTCAAGTTGCCTGTGGTCCACATCGTCCACCAGATCGATCTGCCCGAGATTCCCAAGGAGGTCGCCATGAAGTTCATGAGCCACCACGAGAAGATGCCGGTAGAGAAGTACAACGAGCTTCTGCAGACCTGTGGACTTCTGATCTCGACCTCGGCGGGCGAGGGCTTCTGTCATGCGGTCAACGAGGGTATGTCGGCTGGCTGTATTCCAATGCTGTCTCCGATTGGTCCTCACATGGAGCTGTCGGACCGGGCACGATTCTTCGCGGAGTCCAAGAGCTTTGATCACCCCGAGTGCCTGGGTCAGCTGATGGATATCAACGTGAACTCCGTTATTGATCAGCTTGTCAAGTACGTCAAGGATTCGGAAACCTTTAAGAATAAGGAGAGCATCGCCTCTCGTCAGGCGTACGAGGACCGGCACGAGGCCTTCCTTGAGACCATGGACATCTGTCTTCGGGCTCTGGCCAAGGACATGCCGACCTACTCCCTTCAGGACAAGCTTCCGAAGGAGTCCGAGCTTCCGTCTGTCTCGATTGTCACTCTCACTCGTGATCGCCGTCCCTTTATTCCCCTGGCCAAGTACTGCTTTGTGGCTCAGTCGTATCCGACGGAGAAGATGGAGTGGGTTATCGTGGATGACGGCAAGGATCAGATCAAGGATCTTGTGTCTGACATTCCGCAGGTGAAGTACGTCCTGTGCGACGAGCCCCTGACGATTGGAGCCAAGCGGAACTTGGCCGTATCCCACTGCTCGCACGACATCATTCTGATGATGGACGATGACGATGTCTATCCCAACAACAGCGTCCTGACCCGTGTGGCCAACATGCTGGCTGAGCCTCGCAAGGACTGTCTCTTTTCGACGGTGATTCCTTGCTACGAGATTCACGAGAAGAAGTCCTTCATGAATGCACCGCCGGTCAAGCTGGCCATGGGTGAGCGGGTGTCGGAGGCGACTTTGTGCTTCACTCGCAAGTTCTGGGAGGAGGGTAAGTTCCCCGACAAGCAGATCGCTGAGGCCGGTGAGTTCATCTCGGGACGTGAGACTCGGTGCCGGGAGTTCTCTCCTCAGGATATCATCGTGAGCCTGATTCACAAGAAGAACACCTCGTCTCGTAAGCCTCCGGCCATGGAGACGAACGGTTGCCACTATGGTTTCTCCGATGAGCTATTTACGCTAGTTTCAGAGATCGGCGAGTCCTTATAAGAAATAATGCCCTTAACGGAGTTCATATTATCATCTTATTACGATTCACCTGTGGCCTGGTCGGGGTTTCTTTCGACCTGCAAGAAGGATGGGGCTATTATTGAGTTTATGAAAAAGACGGTTGATGAACTTCCGGTGAATAAGAGGCTGATTGTTCCACATGCCGATGGATTTATGGAGACGAGAAACTACGTCTGCTTCATTAAGGATCTAGACGATCTGAATAGCGCTTCTTCACCTGACGATATTGTTGGTGCCTTGTGTCTTCGAAATATCACGGACAAACGGGTTATTCTCATGCCCTTTGATGATGACTCCTTTGAGCTTGGTGTCGTTGGTCATATGTCCCATCATTCTGCACCCGTCCCTTGGGAAGAAAAGAGGCCTATTGCCTTTTGGAGAGGATCTCCTACAGGTGGCTTCTTTCCCACGGTGCGCTACGAGGTTGTCAACAAGTCGTTTGGCTCGTCCTGCCTGGATGCACGGTTCGTACCCAGACTTGATCTTGATGTTCTGTTCAAGATGCAGTATCTTGGATATACCTTTAGCATTGATGATCTACAGTACTGGTCGTACGAGGAGACTATTCAAAGTCATGCGTATTACAAATATATACTTGTTGTGGATGGGACCTGCACCGCATCTGCCCTTCAGTGGGTCTTTGCCTCAGGATCTGTTCCTATTGTGATCACGCATCCGGGTAATAACTGGTGGTTTAAGACACACCTGAAACCCATGGAGAATTACGTACCGATCGAATACGATCTGAGTGATCTTATTGAAAAAATTGAGTGGTTGATCGCCAATGACGATAAGGCTCAAGAGATCGTTGCCAAGGCCTTGGACCTCGCACGTACGGTCCTTAGTTCGGAGTTCCAGAAGGACTATTTACGCAAGGAGATTCAACGGGTTTCAGAGATCAGCAATAGTACTTGATAAATAATGTTTATAAATCTTCGTCCAAATGATAGTAAGATTTGGTCAAACTCCTTCTCAGAATGTTTATCCGATGGCTCTATAGTCACCTTTCTGAGAGAGAACGCTGGAGACCAGATATCGATTCTCGTCGCTGATGGTCTGGCCGATACGCCAAACTATTCACTCTACGTCTATGGTATTGACGAGCTTGAAATGAAGCCTGATAGCAAGATCGGTGTCTTGTGCACACGGAAGGTGGAGGATCCTCGTTTGATTCTAATGCCTCTGGATGACGAATCCTTTGAGCACGGAGTTGTTCGAACGATTTCCACACGAGTCATGCTCCCCTCGTGGGAGGATCGTAAACCGATTGCCTTCTGGAGAGGATGTTTATCAGGTGGCCTTGCTCCTACTGTTCGAACCAGGGTCGTATGGGAACTCCGTGATAATCCTCATGCAGACGCAAGGTTCACCCGCATTCAGAATCTGTGGTCTGCAGAGCACAGGGGTCAGGTGGCTGACGATAGTTTCTATACGGACGAGTCCGGACTTAACGAGCATGTCCAGCACAAGTACATCTTCATTCTGGACGGCAACTGTATAGCCTCTGCTCTTCAATGGGTCTTTGCCTCTGGATCCGTACCCATCTTGATCACACATCCTGACAACGACTGGTGGTTCAAGTCCTATCTCAAGCCCATGGACAACTATGTGCCTATCGAATACGATCTGAGTGATCTGTCGACAAAGATCGAATGGCTTGTCAACAACGACGATCAGGCAAGGCAGATCGCCAAGAACGCCCTGTATCTGGCAAGTACGGTCCTTAGCTCGGAGTTTCAGAAGGAGTATCTGCGCAAGGAAATTGAACGGGTTTCACGAATCAACGCAATATAAGGTATGCCTGTTATCTACGAACCCACGTTTCCACATGAAGAAGAGTGGCTATGGTTTAATAAGTATTCCTGTGCTGGGCGATTTCAGCCTATGATGATCTTCATTCGTGAATACTTAGAGAAATGCACGGAACCCATTGTCTTTCTGACTCCGACCACAGATGGTATCGTTCGTGATTTTAAGGAAGACTCGTGTCTTCTTCCTGAGTCGCTCTACAATGAGTACAAGCCGAAGTCTCAGTATCTAACTTTTGCCTTGTGTACTCGTGGGGTCCACGACAAGAAGATCGTCTACCTCCCCCTTGATGAGGAGGCATTCTTGCATGGTGTCAACTATTCGGTGGATAAACGCTCGGTTCATGTTCCGTGGAACGACAAGCTACCGGTCGCCTACTGGAGAGGTGGAGTTTCTGGAGGAGCCTATCCCACGATTCGTACGACCTTCATTCAAGCCTTTCGGGGTTCGAAGATCATCGATGCGAAACTGAATCCTCGTTTCGGAACTCCTGAGCGTCTTGGCCCGATCTCTGTTAATGACCATGATCTTTTTGATGAGGATCGTGATACAAGCACGCACATGCGATACAAGTATATCTTCATCATCGATGGCGCCTGTGTTGCATCTGCCCTTCAGTGGGTATTCGCCTCTGGATCTGTACCAATTTTGGTCACACATCCTGAGAATGAATACTGGTTTAAGAAATATTTAAAGCCTGGCTTTCATTGTATGATTGTTAACTACGACTTGTCTAACGTCGAAGAGACAGTTCAGTGGTTAATTGATCATGACGATGAAGCTAAACAGATTGCCTTAAATGCACGGGAGTTTTCAGCGAGAGTATTCAGTCCTGAGTTTCAGCGGGCTCATATCATCACAGACATCCAACGCGCACTTAGCGCTTAGAAGAACATTCCACGGCGGGAGTGACGGCGAGACTTGCGGCTTCCACGGCGCGTGTGACGGCGACGACGACCGGCCATCGTCTCCTCACCCTCAGGCGCGGCCTCCGCAGCCTCCTCGGCGGCACCGCCCATCAGCTTGAGCTTGCGCCCCGACAGCTTGGAGAGCGTCTTCATCATCTTCTTCATCTTCTTCGTCAGCTTCTTGCCCTTGCGACGGCGACCGCCCGAGGCACCGAACTCAGCGGGGGAAAGAACCACACCACCCTTCATCGGGGTGGCGACCATGGGCTTGGCGGAAGCAGAACCGGCGGGGGTCGTGGGCTGAACAACTGCGGCGGACATTTGTTTATCTAGAGGTTGACACAAAAAACTTAGGCCGAGCAAGAAACGCAGGCAGGAGGCTCGACCGTAAACTGCTGGGCCTTGGCGGCGGCCTTTGTACGCAGGTAATACACACCCGTCTTCAATCCCTTCTTCCATGCATAAAAGTGCATGGACGAAACCTTGGATGGAGTCGGCTCAGCGAGGAACAGATTCAGCGACTGCGATTGGCAGATGAAGGGAGCTCGATCGGCTGCCATATTGATCAGGGTCTTCATAGGGATCTCCCAGGACGTCTTGTACAGCTCACGGATATGAGCGGGGATCTCCTCGATACTGGCAATCGACCCGTTGTTAGCGATGATCGCTGACCGGACATAGGGAGTCCACAGATCGTTCTTAACGAGGTCGTCCACCAGGTACTTGTTCACGACGATGAAGTCACCCGACAGGACACGACGAGTGTACAGATTGGACGTGAAGGGCTCGAAGCACTCGTTGTTACCCAGGATCTGCGAGGTGGAGGCCGTCGGCATCGGCGCGATCAGCAGGGAGTTGCGCACGCCATTCTTGCAGAGACCCCGCAGGTTGTCCCAATCCAGGTAGGTCGTGATGGGCTTCTCGTTCCACAGATCACATTGAAGCTTACCCTTGCTCATCGGCGACCCCGCGAAGGAAGAGTACGTCTTCTCGAGATCCACCGACATCCCGTGCCAGTCGTTCTGAGACGCACCGAGCATGCTGACCGTGGCAGCAGAGAAGTAGATGTTCTCGAAGATCTCGCGATTCAGACGGGCGGCCTCGTCGGACGTCCACGGCATACGGAGCATGGCAAACACATCGGCGAGTCCCTGGACACCGATTCCGATGGGGCGATGACGGAGATTCGAGCGCTTGCACTTCTCGGTCGGGTAATACGTCTTATCGATGACAAGATCCAGATTCCGAGCGAGGACGGCAGTGCAGATGCGCAGCGCCTCAAAATCAAACTTCCCGTCCCGTACGAACTTGGGAAGAGCCAGAGACCCGAGGTTACAGACCGCCGTCTCGTCGGCCGAGGTGTACTCGATGATCTCGGTACAGAGATTGGAGGACTTGATGGTCCCGAGGTTCTGCTGGTTGGACTTGGCATTACACGCATCCTTGTAGAGGAGGTAGGGTCCACCCGTTTGAATCTGAGCATCGACAATCATCTGCCACAGCTTCTTGGCAGGGATCTCCTTCATGGCCAGGTTCTTGCGCTCGTAAGAGCAGTAGAGCTCAACGAACTCATCGCCCCAGCAATCAGACAGACCCGGACACACATCCGGGCTGAACAGCGACCAGACCCCATCCTGCTCAACCCTCTGCATGAACAGATCAGAAATCCACAGGCCATAGAACAGATCACGAGCTCGCTCATCGTCCGTACCCGTATTCAGGCGCAGACGAAGGAAGTCCTCAATGTCGGCGTGCCAGGGCTCCAGGTAGATTGCAAACGAACCGTTGCGCTTACCACCCTGGTTCACGTACTTAGCCGTGTCGTTGAAGACCTTGAGCATCGGCACAATACCCGTCGACTTGCCGTTGGTCCCCTTGATATCAGCATCGCGAGCCCGAATGTTGTGAATCGAGAGACCAATACCTCCAGCCCACTTGGAGATCTGAGCACACTCGCCCAGGGTCTTGTAGATTCCCTGAATCGAGTCGTCCTCCATCTGGACCAGAAAGCAGGAGCTCAGCTGAGGATGGTTCGTGCCTGAATTGAACAGCGTCGGCGTGGCATGAATGAAGTAACCCTGCGATAGAGCCTCATACGTCTCCTGAACATCACGGAAGTCGGCCTCGTGAAGCTGGATAGCCACGCGCATCCACATGTGCTGTGGGCACTCGCCGGGAAGGAGGTACCCCTTCTGCAGTGTCTTGAATCCGAAGTAGTCGAACATAAAATCACGATCCCAACGGAACATCGCCGTATAGGTCTCCTCGTGGGTCTTGACATAGTGACGATAGGTCTCCGAGTAATGAGGGTGATCCACGATCTGACCATAGGGCTTGTTCATGTGCATCTTCTGGTGGTTGTCAATCAGAATACGAGCAGCCAGCTTCCCGTAGTTCGGGTGGTGGCGAGCCTGCATCATCGCACAGGTCTCAGCTGCAAACTCGTCCAGCTCCGAGGTCTTGATTCCGTCCTGGATCTGCGTACAGACCTTCTGTGCGACCAGATCGGGGTTCACATACTCAAGCCCCTTGGCTAGCTTCTGAATCCGCGACAGAACCTGATCGAACGAAACAGGCTCCCGAACCCCATTACGCTTTGTGACGTAGATATGGTCAGACATCTTCACTACTGTATCCATCCGCCTTACCTGTAAGCGGGTAAAAGACTTCGAGACAAAAAATGTTTTTTTGTGTCTCGCTGTCTTAGTCCTTGAACTTGTCGAGAATGGCTCCTAGGGACGTACAGACTTCTAGCATATTCATGCGCATATCATCTGTCTCCATCTTAGCCAGTTTTTCTGGGCTCGTGAACTCAATGACTTTCTCGCGACAACGCGCTCGGAGCTTGGGCTCACATTCTAGGAGAAAGGGGTACAGACCCGTTGTAAAGACACTGAGGAAGTCGATGACGGCAGGGACGATCTCGTGTGACTGGCGTCCAGGTGTGTAAATGAACTTGACGAGATTTTCAGATCGTAGGCGCCGTCCCTGAGCGAGAGCGGTCCTCACAGTATCTTTGATGTATTTCTTGGGAATGCGACGGCCCTTGGCACGATCGCCAGGGGGCATGAGGCGATTGAGGTTGATGCGCTCCTCCCACTCGAGGTAGGGCATGATGACATAGTTGATGACGTCGGCGGGAAGCGTGTCGAGGTAGTTGGGAATCATTTTCGGCACGTCTTCTGGTTTGCCTGGTCAGATCAAATCCATTTTCTAGAACCGAGACCCAATGTCATTCAGGTGGACGTTATGCTCGTTTCCATCCGAGTCGTACAGAGGCTCCAGAGGATTATTGATATAGGCCTGTGTCTCTGCCTCCAGCTGCTCATCAGACTTGTGCTTCTTCACACGGACCTTCTTCTTTACCACGGTCCAGGTGCCCTCATCAGGATTGTCCACAGACTCGAGGCCCTTTGACGTAGCAACAGGATTCAGGGTCTCCTGATCAACGGGCTTGTGCATCTGAATGTAGTTCTTGCGCTGGCGATTCACGGCATGAATCTGATCCTTGGTTGCTCCATCCTTCAGAGGAAAGCGCCGAAAGGCCTCCTCCACCGTCTCCCGCGGAGCCTTCAGCGTCTTTGCGAGTTGATCGATAGAGCTCATAGTGTAGTGTGCCTTTTATTTTATGAAGCAATCGATTTCCATTTTGGAAACACACCAGGAATGCGTCTTCCCTTGATGAAGACCATCTCCTCATCAGTCCACCTCCAATTACGACCGTTGGGAAACATAACATCTTCCAAGCAAGGTGCTGTGTAAGGCTTAATACGCCAGTCCACACCCTGGTAATCCCTCATCAGACAGCCGATGTTCCATCCCATCTGCAGAACTGCAGTTGACATCGGGACCTCCCGATTATAGATAGCTCCGTGGAAGTCTGTCTCATAGTGAGTCGTCGAGAAGATACCACAGTACTGCAAAAAACTCAGAGTGTGTCGATTCATACAGAAGAGATAGGACTGAACATGAACAGGCAAGCCCTGGGTATAGTTGATCGTGGGTCCGAACAGCCGTATGTCATTGTTCAGACGATCAAAGAAGATGTCCGTCCACTTTCCAGGAACAAAGGGTCCCATAACCGAGGAGTTGACAAACATATACCGATCATAGTTGTTGTATATTGCCACTGCATCTGACCAGGCCCCAAAGTCGTAGCCGATATTCTCACGACGAATTACGTTGGCATACGGTGGTACCGTGAACTCCAGGGTCTGGGAATTACAGACAATGACAAAGTCAAGGTCATCGTCCTGAAAGATCGCATTCTTAAAGAAGTACTCAACGCGCTCGTTCATTTCATGAAAGACGTAAATCACAACCGACCTCATTCTGTGATTAATTTTACGTCAATGTGTGAAGACTCTAACTCCTTGACGAAGAGACTCATCGCATACGGCATGGCTATCGTGTTCTTGCTCGTGTCCAGTCGACCCTCTGCATTGATCTGAATCTCCACACCATCAGAGCGGTCCATGAAACTCTCGTGGAGAAACTTGGAGATGCCATGACCAAGCATCGCATCGCGCTCCATCTCACCCACCGCCAGACCACCACCCTTCGAACGTCCGTGCAGGGGTTGGTGTGTCAGCAGAGTCCGAGGACCCGTGGCCCGATAGTTGATCTTGTCCTCAACCATGTGCTTCAGTCGCTGGTAGTAGATAGGTCCCATAAAGATATCCGCCTCCATCATCTCGCCCGTCATGCCGTTGTACAGCGTCTCGTGTCCGTAGGGCTCAAACCCCCGCGCGATCATGGCCTGCTTCAGATCCGCAATACGATTCGACACTGTGAAACCGGTGGCATCAATGAAACTTCCGAGCTGAAGACCCACCTTGCTACAGGTGCTTTCCAGGAACTGACCGATGGTCATGCGAGTGGGAATACCGTGGGGATTGAAGATGATGTCGGGGCGCACACCCCTGGACGTAAAGGGCATATCGGACTCCGGAATCAGCTGTCCCACCGTGCCCTTCTGCGAGTGACGAGAGGCCATCTTGTCTCCCGGCTGAGGGGACCGTTCCTCGACAATACGGATCTTGACTCCACGAATCCCGCCAGACATGGCATAGTGGTAGATCGCATCGACCCGACCATGCTGACCCCGCTTGGGTAGTTCTGACACATCGCGGAATCCCGTCTCGTTGCCCTCCACATCCTTGATGGGAGACAGCATACCGACCAGCACTGTCTTGTCGTTGATGATGGAGTTGAGCTTGATGATACCGTCTCCATCCAGCATCTCGTAGTTCACATCTTCCTTGCGCTTGACTGCCTCGTACTTTGCATTGGTGATGGGATTGCCAAACACCGTCTGTGTCATCGACGCTGGATCGATCATCTCCTCCTGGATATCGTAGGAGTGGAAGTAGGCTGTGCGGAACATACCACGCTTCAATGACGTCTGATTGAGGATCATCGAGTCCTCCTGGTTGTGACCACCATACATAGTAAAGGCAACCAGGGCATTCTCTCCGTACGGCATGCAACCACCCGAGCCCATCATCTCCCGGTAGAACCAGGTATGGCACAGAGGCTTCTGAGGGTTGGTCGTTATACTAGCAATCGTATCGAACCGCTTGTTGTAGTTCGTGTGGTACCACGAGCAGGCCTGCTTCTGCTGAGCAATCGCAAAGTCATTACGAGTAGCAGGATTGTGATCCAGGAAAGGAACCAGATTGGCAATCGGAGACATACAGAAAGTCATGTGAATCTCCGAACGGAACGCGGGATGGAACGGCTCCAGAGAGAAGCGAGAGACATCTGATTCCTGAGCATCCACATAGTCCATCAGCTTTGTCACCTCAGACCACGAGGTTGCCGCCAGGACCTGCTCGCGACTCACGCCCTCGCGATACAGAGGGCGGACGGGCCGACCTGCATCACAGGCGATGGTGTACACATTCGCCAGCTTGTTCCAGCCCAGAGAAACATCGGACTGGATCTGGCCGTTGCGACGAGCGGTCATTAGCAAGGTGTGGAGAGCCTCCGTGTTTGCAAGACAGACACCCACCAGATCCGAGTTGATATAGATCGGTGTCCAGAACGGCTCCCAGGTTCCGGGCAAGACATTCTCTGTGCGCCGAACCATCGGATTGCTGAAGATGAGCGCCTTGATCGTCTCCGAGGGGAAGGCCGTAGACACCCGAGCCAGAATAGCCAGAGACTTAATGTGTCCCACCCCCGATCCGTCCGGCGAATCAACCGGACAGGTCAGGCCGAACTGCGAGGCATATAACCGACGAGGCGGGGCCGTGTTCATATCGGGACTGATCTGCAGGATCGTACGCCGAAGCTGAGACAGGTAGCCCACATACGAGAGGCGGTTCAGCTCCTGCGCCACGCCATCCCGTCCTCCCCACTGACCCTTGAAGGACTTGGAGAGCTCATTGAGCATCCGATAGGGCTTCCAGAAGGACCCAATCGTTTCGCGCTCGATCAGCTTGACCAGGTTCGTACCCTCGTAGGTCTTGCGCTCATACTGAATACGCTGATCCATCTTGAGAAGCATCTCCTGAGCGACTACACGATAGATACGACGGAACTCCTGGAACATGAGACCACCCGAGGGAATGAAGCGCTTGAACTGGATATTATCACGATCCGAAGGCTCCTTGCGTCCTAAGGTCACATCCAGGGCCATCCGAAACATCTGTCCTAGCAGATAGGCCTTGCGACGGAAGACATCGGCTCCCTCCACGTGAGGAAACAGGAGCTCGTAGATGTTCTCGATGACCTCGGACTTGTACTTACGCTTCGTCTTCTCCTCCAGAAGCTCCAGATCGGTCTTCTCCTTGATCTTGAGAAGCGCCTGGTGGCTGATGACTAGCTGAGTAAAGATATCATCGTACGCCAGCCGATCCTTGTCGGGCACGCCTGCAAGAACCGTGTCGTAGATCTCCCGGTCGGAGGTCAGACCCAGGCAGGCAAAGACACTCAGAACCGGAACAGGATCCGTGAACCCTGGAAGGGTGATGACGGCATTGCGACGATTCCGGCCCAGATTAATCGGATCGTCCTTGGAATTATAGGCGTTCTCGGGAGGCAGAATCAGAAAGTGGGAATAGGGACCCTTGCTTCCATCCTCCGAGATCGAGCGAATACCAACATAGGTCTCCTTATCTCCCTCGAACGACGACTCGGCAACAACTCCGGCCGCCACTGCCCGATCCTTGTCGCCCTCCTCCGTATCCTTAGCAACCGAGGTCCGATTGCGAACACCCGAGTAGAACATGTTATTGCCCAGCAGTTCCTGGGTCATCAGGACCTTCTCAGACCCCTCAATGATGAAGTAGCCACCTAGCTCAAACTGGCACTCGCCCACGGAATACCCGTCCATGGCCGTCAGGTAGCACGGCCGACTCCGCAACATCAGTGGAATACGACCAAGGGTAATATTCTCGAACGTCCGCGTCTCTGTCTTTCCATCGCCAAAGACGTACTCAATGACAATATCCGCAACCAGGGTCAGGGCATAGGTCGTGTTGTCCAGACGACAGGCGTGGGGAACAATCGGAGATCCATGCTCATCTACCGGAGGCTGAAACGACACCTTGTTTCCGTCCTTTCCTCCGAGGTAGACGCGGATATAGCGATTACCCTTCTCCTTCTCCACCAACTCAAGCTGGTAAGGATTCGAAACCTTCATAAAGGTCGGAATGCTCTTTTCCAGTAAGGCATTGAATGACGAAAGGTGATGATCAACCAGTGGGAAGGCTGTGTCCCGGAACAGAGCCCGAAGCACGTGTCGGGGTGCGTCCATTGTTGTTTGACGAGTAAGCATTTTCTCTGGGTAGACGAAGTAGGAGTATGTGGAGCGAAACACGACGCCCCGAATTCATTGATGAGGTCGTTGGACATACAGAGGTCAAGCAACAGCTATCTACCTATCTGTCCAAGAAACCCTACACTAGCGTCGTGCTCCTCCATGGTCCTCCAGGTATCGGAAAGACAACCATGGCCCTGGCCTCCGTTCGCAGTCATAACATAGAGCCGATCGAGATTAACGCATCTCAATCCATGCGCAGTCATGAGGACGTGTCCAAGCTCATTGATTCCTGTCGCCATACACGGACGATTTCATCCCTCATACGAGGTGATCAAAAACCCATGTGTTTAATTTTAGATGAGATCGATGGATCCGATCCCCATGCTCAGCGCAAGTTGGCTGAATGGATGGTCGGAGACGAACGCAGGATCCCGGTGATTATGACCTGTAATGAGGTCCCTCGTATTCTGAAGAACAAGTTCAATGTTCAGCTCCTCCGTTGCTTTCCACCCAAGCCGAGCGATATCCAGGACTTGTTTCCTCTGGACGATGTGAACGCCCTGACCAAGCGTTTCAAGCATGATATTCGTCGGATCTTTCAGTACCTGCAATACGGAGAGTCCGACACTCTACCCTCGGCATCCTTGCCCACCGATGTGTCGCCTGAGGTCGCCCATATTCTGCGACACAAGGCCTGGGTTGATCAGGATGTCGTCGTATTGGGGATTCCCTCACGGGCATCCGCACGGCAGACGGGGCAGTAAACGCTACGGCCCAGCCAGGTACGAATACAGAGAGAATGAAAGGAGTGACCACACCGACGAATACGAGTTCCGCGCCCCATCTCGTCCTGACATATAGCACAGGTGTGATCCATCAGACCCTCGACAGGCTCGGTCGCTACTGTCATCTGGGCATCGGTCAGAGCGACGACCACGGGCTCATCCCAATCAGACGGTGGGGATCCATCAAGGGGAAACGAGAAGGTGAACTGGTTAACCGGAGCTCGCGTGGTGTTCTCCGCTCGGAGGTACGCAGCAAGAAGAGCATGGATGGCGGTGTTGCTGTTCATGTGACGCAACACAATCTCCCGACGAGTGTGAGCAGGTAAAAAACGAAGGGCGGCATAGAGCGCCTGATCTGTAAGAAACTGGTTGCCCAGGACATCAAGAAAGGTGTAGTGTTCGTCAGACATTGTATATAGTTGGGTTAGTGTGTATAGATTACTTGCGAATGAAGGCGTCCATCGGACCTCTGACCGCTGCCTTGACCTTGCGACTGAGTGCAGGTGAACCGAGGAACATAAGGCTGTCTAGATAGGCCTCCTTCTTCTTGAGGACAGCGATCGTGGCCTGTTCCTCGGGGTGCTCATCCTCAGCAAACTTAGCAAGGTAGGTCGCCTTGAGATCCGCAAAGGTGGGCTTCTTGGGTGCAACGTAGCCATCCAGCTGCTCAATACAGAGAGCGAATAACTGCGCCACGGGATTCTGGATCTGATTCGTGATGTAGAACTGCGTATCAGGAGTCAGCTTGTGTGTCTTGACATAGTCCACGTGCTCGATCCGATCACCCTGGCTAGTCTTATGCTTGTTCTCGGCTACGTAGACGTACTGGAGTCGATCACCGACCTTCGGTGCTGTACCCGGATCACGAGCAGCCATCCGATCAGCCAGAACACGATGAGCAGGAAGCGTGGCCCGACCCTCGTAGTTCTCGGCCATCGCTGCGTAGTCGTCACGCAGGGACTTCGAGACGATGAACTTCTCCAGAGCGACCTTGTTGTCAAAGACCTTCAATAGGATATCGTTGACGAACGCCTGAGCCTTCTTGATGCCCCCACCGCTCATCAGGATCTTCAGCGCTCCACCAAAGACATCCTTCACGATCGGGGCATTATCACGACGCTTCAGCACGACACCCATCGACATCTGCTTGGCCTTGGCGGGATTGGGATCCTCCTCGTACTTCATGCCAACGTACCGCTTCCGACAGAAGAGAATGAAGGGGAAGAGAGTCTTCTCATAGGCGATCTTGTAAGGATGCCGTCCAATCTGTCGGGTGATACTCTTACCAGCCTCGAGTCCCAGCTTTATGGACGTGGCGAGATCCTGGGTGGGGAATTTAATGAAGATGGAGTCTGTATCGCCGTAGATAACGTCGGCTCCAAATTCGGACTCGACGATTCGCTTAGCCGTGTAAAGAGCATTTCGTCCAGCGGCGGTGGTGCACGCGGCGACACACGTCTTGCGGATGGGTGACGTTCTCGATCCTGATTGACCGTAGACCGAGTTTGCAACAACCTTGTAAGCAAGCTGGAGACCGTTGAATACAGATCGCTGACTCTCGTCATAGTTAATCTCATCTTCCATCTTTTGTTTGAACTCCTTCCGCTTCTTCAGCAGGATATCCAGGGTCAGTGGAATCACTCCCGTGGTCATCGGATTCTCACCCTTCTGAACGAAGGTACAGACCGTCTTTCCACCCGTAATCTTGTCGTCGTACGAGATCTCCTCGAAGACAAAGCCCTTCTCTTCCAGAGAGGCAATCCACTCCTTGATCTTGCTGTTCTGCTCCTTGCTGGGACTCTTCAGAAAGCCCTCGGAATCCAGAACACGCTCGTAGACCAGCGTATCCGGCGAGAGATTGTAGGCGATCATGTTCGAGGGATAGAGAGAGTTGAAATCTAGAACAGAGATCGGCTGATCAAGATACATACCGATCTTCGGCTCCAGAACGATGGCACCCTCGTAGGCGATACCCTCACCACCCTCGGCCTCCTGAGCCATGATGATCTGATCTCGTTGAGAAGCGTAGTACACCACCGCCGAGAAGATCTTGATTCCCTGACCACGAGTCAGCACGTAGTTCATCGGTACCTTACAGACATCGGCCATACCACGTGTGTTGACCAGGGTGTCCAGCTTGTACATCAGCGTCAGCACCAGATCACAGTCCTGAATACAGTACTTCGCAATCTTGGCCCGTCCCTGCGGTCCACCGATGGCGTGCAGATCGAAGAGCTCTTGAGGAGTCACGTCGTCCTTCGCAAAGGACCAGTGAAGCTTGGACAGTTCCTCAGGACTGAAGTCGGAGAAGAGAATCTCGTCGCACTTGACTCGGAACGAGCCAGGCTGGACATCGTAGACCTCGAACTTCTCATCCTCCTCATAACAGGGTTCGGAGGTCGTCTCCACGAAGTTGAAGGTCACGTAGTTTCCGTTGTGAAGACCGCGAGTCGAGTACGTGAAGACCTGGTTGTTCTCCTGCTTGTTGACCTTGCCTCTCAGAAAGTGCGTCGCCACGTGGTCCAGCTTGAAGGACTCCAGCGAGTGCTCGCGACGCATGTTCAGCAGGAGATCGATTCCCAGTCGGCCCGTCATCACGATCATGCGCAGATCATACTTGCCCGAGGCCAACTCCATCTTCTTGATCTCCGAGAACTTGGGGTTTCTCGGATCCTTCGGGCACCGAGGGAAGTGAATGTCCTCCGTGATGCCCAGCTCCATACACCGATCCTCCAGGTAGGCATCGTCGAAGCCAAAGGTGTTGTACCCAGAGATCACGTCAGGATTCATCTCCCGAATGTGATCGTGGAAGCGCCGAATCATATCCTCCTCCGAGAAACAGGGGACGAACAGAGTCTTGGGATCCTCGGAGGCCGTCACCGAGCCCAGAACGAAGACCACCTTCTCCAGCGGATCCATCATCGAGTCTGACCACCGATACGAGATACCCATCTGACAGATCGGATCCTGTCGTGCCTGAGGAAACAGGCCCGTGTCCGAGTACATCTCCAAATCATAACACGCCACCAGCAGAGGAATCTTGGACTCGCAAGGAGACACCGACTCCCAGTGGCACGTCCACATGGCGTCGATGTTGTACTCATCACTGATCTCCTTGATCTCCGTTCCCTTGAACTCGATGGGAGAAGCAGGTCCCAGATGTCTCCGATGAAACATCCGCAGAAAGGGGTGCAGGTTCGACTCGTACAGTGTGTTGTTCTTGAACTTGCCCTCCTTGATCGCCATGTGGAACTTCATCTTGGAGTCCGATCGAACGAGGTAGACATCCTTCTTCTTGAGCTCATTGAAGCCCGCCATCGCATCGTAGCGAGCCACCTTCTCAGAGTTTCCAATCGGCTTGTCCGAATAGAAATAGGGCTTGAATCCTGTGATACGCACACAGGCCACTCTCTTGTCTTCGAGACGTCCGTAGACATCAATCACATACACGCCATTCTGGTCGTGCTCATGCCAATCGATCGGTTGAAGAATCGGCATTTCAGGTACCTTCTTCTCTGTTGACTACGTGCCGTTCATTTTCTACGAACCTAACAAAGATGTCTTCGACAAATTCGCTCGACTACTTCTATGCCCCGACTCGTATTCGGTCGGACGAGTACAGCGAGGCCCAGCAGAACATTGGAAGCACGTCGGCGCTCACCCGTCAGACAACCTCCATCGGGGCAGGGTGCTCGGACACCCTGAACCCCGCGGCAGCGATGGCCGACCAGCCGGGCTTTATTGCGACGGGTGGTTTCGGTGGTCTTGGTTGCAAGATCGATGAGAGCACGGATCTCAAGTGGGGTATTCCGGGTGCCTGGCGCCAGAAGGGGAAGCATGAGCTCTGGGCCCGCCCCTTCGCCACGACCCCAAACCTGGGTGGCGGTGATCAGACCAAGGTTAACGATGAGTCTTACCTCATTCACTCGGCCCTGATCAAGAACCGTAAGGAGGCGAACACGATCATGGACTCGACCTTCCCGGGCTTCTTTGCCCCGCTTCTGGAGGTCCAGGCGACCGAGTTCAAGAACCCTCACAACTGGGTTCAGGAGTGGACCTGGGGTGGAGACTCGACACGGTTAGTTCAGACAAAACGTACTGAGGTGAACAATTAATGAGGATCCTTGTCTTTGCGGGCCGGATGCCTGATCTGTGCGGTGCTTTTTTACATGACGTTGAACTGGCTCACGAGCTTATCAGTCGTGGACACGACGTCATGTTTATGACCATCGAGAAGCCCAAGGAAGGTGTGAATGGAGGACACTATCGTGGAATCCGCTATATGCACTGGTCAGCCGGAGATCGGTTCATGATGATGAGCGAGGTGTGGATCTGTCCTCACGCTCCGGCTCTTCCTGAGGTTCGCAGAATCAACCTCAAGTACAATCGTCCTATCGCCGCCACCTGCCATTACGACGGAAACTATAACGCCATCGTGCTCAACAACCCTGGACGCAAGGTAGCCTGGGTCGAGTTCCTCATGTTCATCAATGCGACCATGGAACCCAACTATCGCAAGAACATCTCGCCCTGGCCTCCGAATGTGGTAAAGACAGCTGTGGTTCGTCCTATCATGTTTGAGGATCGTATTCGGATCAACGAGGAGTTCAAGGGCGAGTACATTACCCTGGTCAACGCCAATCAGAACAAGGGCGTCAAGCAGTTCATCGATATGGCCAACGCCATGCCTCAGCGGAAGTTTCTGGGTGTGATTCCCTACTACGGTGAGCTCAAGCTTCCGGACGCTCCCGATAACATCAAGTGGGTTCCCTTTGACGATGATATTCGTAACATCCTCAAGGAAACACATATTCTGATTCTTCCTAGCTACTACGAGAGCTTTGGACGGATTGCCTTTGAGGCCATGTATAACGGCATTCCCGTTCTGTACTCCAAGCCCAATCCCAAGTCGAAGTATCCGGGTGGAAGCACGGAGGGAGTTGAGGAGTGGATCACTCCCGCAGGAATCGCCTGTCATCGCGACAAGGTCGAAGAATGGTCGGAGGCTATCACATCCTTGGACGACGAGGAGACTTACCGCGCTCGTTCAGAGTTATGTGTGTCCCACGTGCGTTCTATGAACATCTTCACAGAGGGATCACGGATCGCCTCACTCATTGAATCCTTTGCGCGTGAGAACCCTGTTCCAGTTCCGAAAACTCCGGCTCAGCAGGCCGAGGAGTCCCCCCAACGGGTTGCCCAGACGGCGGCGGCAGTGCTTCGGCAACCTGCACAGGGGACAGGTCTCGGACTTTCGAATGGGCGACTGAGAATACGGCGTTAACCTTATCCTGCAGATCGCGCCCCCGTGCACAGCGCTCTGCCTGCTCCTTATCCAAACCATGATCGACCTCTGGCTTCGACGGAACATACTTTGTACCCGAAACAACAGGCGCTGATCCGAGCAGTGAATCCACTGCCTCAATCACCGTTTCATGGGCAAGGAGGGCACGCTCGGCCTCTTGCTGGGTGCATCCAACAAGCGACATAACCATAGCCACGTCGCTCATCTTTTCTTGATTTATGAGTAATACCTGAATATGCGTTTCATTGAAGATCTCTGTCCTCCGGCCCTGCTGTACTTAATTTTCGTGGCGATTCAGCTGGGCTTCGATGCAGCCTACGGTATGTGGGTCACCTTTGCAATCAAGCTGGTCTTTGGTATCGCAACCGTGGTTGTTCTGGACACGTTCTGCGGTCTCGGTCTGAGCCCCGTGTCGTGGTTCCTCGTGGCCACCCCCTTCATCGTGACCTCTCTGGCGACAGCGATCGCGATTGGACTTGACATGGACAACGTGGTCCTCGCCCAGTTCTCGGTTCGCGAGAAGTTTTACAACAACTCCAAAATGGAATTAGTGCCGGCTGCGTCCAATGAGATCAAGTAAGAATGCCTGTCGCCGTCTTGATCCTCACGCTTCTTCGTGCCTATGAGGAGATTCGCCACTTCTTCCGACAGCTGTGCGAGGATAAGGTTCCCCTCTGCAAGGTCACTCGTATGATTCTATCGGATGAGTACGACAACGATGATATAGATGACCTGGATATCGTTCCCGAGGATGCCATCGTGATAGACGAGTATCTTCGTAATGGAGCTCGCAAGTGTATCCTGCATTACGAGGGGGAGCTTCTTCGTGCTCCTCTGGATTACAATCCCTTCGATGCCATTCCCTTAAAGCCCTGGATTTGGATTGGTGATAAGGCGACGGAGGTCGATCTCACACATGCAATGGACAAGTATCTGGTTCCTGGGAACCTGATTCGTGTCGATCTGATTCTCAAGCTGATCCAGGCTCGTGAGGATACAGATATCGTGTACATCGATGCTCGGACATTCCAGGAGGTGAAGTTTCCGGCGAATGGAGTAAAGATCGATGCCTTCGATTATTCTAAGTAAGAACCCGTTTCGAGATGCAGAGCGATATATTCAACTAAAAAAGGTGTGTGCGCCTGAGTCGTGGGCTGACTCAATTAACCGTATGAACGACATGATTCTCATGCCGATCATAGTTATTTTTTTGTTCATTCTGAAGAAGGCTGATGTCTTTCTAATTGCCTCTACAGTGGCTCGGACCTACCAGGTCTGGAAGGACTTTGTCGAGTACACCCACCTGCGATTCGAGGTTCAGAAGATGTTGTTTCACACCAAGCTTGTGGGTGGTCCTTTCATCACCACTAACGATCCGAGATACCTACCGTACATCTTTGCTGATGCTGTGGCACGTACGACTTAGTACGCGCCATTCGAGCCACCCGGAACCAGGCCCACGGGCGCATTCGAGTTGTAGGGCACATAGGTCTGGATTCCACGCTGGCCATCGCCCTGGAACGAGGCACCCACGTTCGCGACCGAACCACCGCCACGCATCGACCGCCGACGACGAGACGCCTTGCCCTTGCGAGACTTACGACGACGGCCACCCAGAGTCGGTGGCATGTAGGGAGCACCGCCCTCCACCGAGGTCATGTTCGGAACCCACTCCGCAGCACCGACGGCGATCGGGTTGTTGCCCATGCCATATCCATTGCCTCCGCGCATCTTACGAGTGTGACGACGAGTCTTACGAGAATGGCGACGACGACGTCCGCCCATTGCCGAGCAAGAGCCAGACATTTACTACTCCACGGGAATATTCTCCACGAACACACCTAGGGTTCCAGGAAAGGAATCGTACTGCTCATATCCACGAATATGAACCCCGACGGGGAGCTGAGTAGGGGGAATTAACGCACAAAAATCTGGGAAGTGAAACAGGTCCAGGATCTCGAGAACCTTCTGCTGACGTGTCTCGAAGTTCAGCGTTTCAAACATCGGCTTGCCATTCAAGACCAGGATATCGTAGACCACAAAGATCTTAGGAGAGGTCCGAACCACACGAAAGATCGTATCACAACAAACCCGCTCATCCATCACAAGCTCAATCTCCTGCGTCTTATCCCCTCGCTGGTCTGTGAAGAAGGCATGAGCCACACCGTCAGAGTCATGGGTCATGACAATCCACCCCGGAGCTCCACTAACCTGTGGTACTTGTGAGTGTGGAGAGATCGGTTGCCCCTTCTTGACGAGGAGGATCAAGCGAAACATTCGCTTCATACGTTGGAATGACTGCATTCTGCTTCTCTATATTCGGCGCCTCAGTGAAAACGGGCACCTCAGCGGGGACCGAGGGAACCTGGGGAGCCGGAGCCGGAGCCGGAGCAAAGGTCACCTTACGAGTCGGAGGGTACATCGTGCGAATCACGTAGAAGACGGTGAGGTGGATAATCACAAGTAAGACGAGGGCAGACAGCGCCACCGACAGGATGTTCGAGAAGTCCATTTACATGTTCGCGACCTTTTCTGACTAATAAACAAACCGCGATGTCCAGTTCCGAAATCGCCCTTGAGCCTATTGTGGAAACTGTTCCCACCGAGTCGGTGGTTGTTGATATCCCTGTGGTTGAGCCCGAGCCGGTTCCCGCGCCTGCACCTGCGCCTGCGCCGACCCCTCTGGATCCTCGGGCCAAGGATCTGGCTGCTCTGATCATCTCGTCGGTCAACTGGACTCAGCCCGCAGCTCAGGTTCTTCGTATCGCATTTGAGATCGAGAAGCTCAAGGACCTCACGCCTGGACAGAAGATCAAGCTCGCTCAGGATACGTTCACCTATGTGTCTCGCGAGACGGGTCTTACGCCCACGGAGAAGGAGACGACCGAGTTCTTCATTGAGCACGTTCTCCCCCACATTTACAGCGCCGTGCTTCATGTGACATCGAACCCGATTGTGGGCGCCGTTAAGATGTCTGGTTGCTGCTACTGAAAAAACACACCTTACCATCTACATCCTCTGACCAAATTCGAGGCTCAGCTGAATACAGAGTCACCCGAGCGTGTTCTACGTGGTAGACTCGAGATACCACACTCAAGACGTAAGGACGAGTAAAAAATGTTGTTCGACCGTCCTCCTCTCTCTGAAAGACTTCCAGAGTCTTCTCGTGTTCATTGAACCGACCAAACCCGGTATAAACATATCGGGTTTCGTAAACGGTTCCCTTCATCTTGGCGTACTTCGCAGGCACAGTCTCGCTGATCGTGACCTCCATTGACTATCTTAGACGGTGTTCGCGAAAACCAGATCACGGAGCTGGTCGGGATCGGCGATCGTCTCGTGCATCGTCTTCACGGCAGACACGATCCCACTCTGCAGGACCTGCCACTTCTCAGGATCGTTCTTGTAGTTCGTCTGGCGCCGACGACCATCAGGGAAGACCTCATTGAGATCCGAGTCCTGGGCGCCCGTGAGTTCCATGTAGACCCGAAGCTGAACCTCGTCGTAGATCGGGACCTTGGGCCACCACCGAGTCCGCTCCTTCGTGTCCACGATCCGATTCAGCGAGGCCACGTAGCCATCGGGACGACCATTGAGATCGAACCCATCGTAGGACTTCTTGAAGGTCTTGGTGTTGCGGTCCTGGACCACGACCTCGTTGATAGCCGCATAGGCATCGAGACCCGCGTTCTCGTTGTTGTTGCCCCGACGACGACCCACCGCACCGCGGATCTCATTGACCATGATCTCACGGACCGCAGGAGTCATGGACGGGTGACGAAGACCCAGAGCCATGCGGGCACTGGTCTCGGCATCGTTGAGAACGGGCTTGATATCGGACAGACCCTCGGTCTGACGGACAGCTGAACCAACGATGGCAGCGATGTCCTGATCTTGCAGGATCTCACGCTTCATCTTGGCCAGAGATGAGCGGTTGTTGGTCTTGATAATCTCGTCAAGCTTGACCTTGAGTGAGGAGTCTTTCATCATCAGGTCAAACATGATTTCACGAGCATTCTGGTACTGGTTCAGGCCGATGAGGCCAGCGACCTTCGAGGCGGGAATATTAGGAGTGAACATCTTGACTGTGAGGTTGGTTATTTAAACGATTCTGGATCCATTTTGCCTAACAGAAATAGGTGACCACCAGCGCAAACACCACCGTGTGGACCACCAGACCCAGCGTGGTCGGGCATCCCGCACCGTGCGACAGAGGACCCACCACACCGCCCAGAAGCTTATCTGTCAGCTTGTAGACCATGGGGTTCGAGACAATGAAGAACGCAAGGGAAAGCAGAAAAAGATTGACAAACGACTTGTTCATTTTTCTTTACGGCGCGAAACTCTTTTGCATGCGCACGATAGCATCAATCCAACCAGGCATTCCTTGCAAGACATTCGAGACGGCCACCGTGCTTCCCGTAACGATCGTCGCATCGAAGGTCGTTCCCTCACAGACAATCACGATGGCAGCGATCAGCAGGTGTTGCTTGGTCTTGGCCTCTGTGGGTGCCCAACGCAGGCAATACATCTTGTAGAGAACCTCGACCACGGCTCGAGCGTGGGGTTGGGTCTGCTTCCGAATCCCCTCCCAGAAGATCCACACGGGATGGGTTCCATGGGCCTCTGAAACAAACTCATCCGAGCGTGGCGCAAAGGCCAGAGCTGTCTTCGTCTGCTTCTTGTGTTCGCGACAAAAGGCAAAGACCCAGGCCATCCAGTACAGAGCTCTCGTCACATCACGAACATCGGTACGAAGACAGTAAACGAACTCATTCAAAGGCACGGCCGCCATCAGGGGATCTGTCTTGCGCATCACCAGACTTCCAAAGATACGAGAGGGAGCCTTCAGTGATTCCTGGATGGTGACGGGATCAAAGTCGTGAGGAGGCTTGATCGTGGGCAGACTCGGAAGCTTGTTCTTGCGACACAGGGACAGAGTGGCTGCCACCTCACAGATCAGATGACGAACATCAGGGTTATTGCGAATACTGGTCATGTTGGAAACTGAGAGGGTCGACTCGATGGGTGCGTAGCGTTCGTAGGCATCGGCGAGGTAGATGAAGACGTTGGGATTCGCTCGATTGATGTGTACAGCCGCAGCATCAAAGAAGGTCGCCCACAGGCTGTGAACCAGGCCCGAACATAACAACTCGAGAGCCCAATAGCAAGAGTAGTCTGCGTGACCCAACTGCACGTTCTGAAGGAGAACCTTGGTAACGTGTGATCGTGGATGTCCACAGAAGGTTGATTTTTGAAAGTCGGCGACGGTACGAGGGTCTGAAACCTCCATTACGTTGTGGGCGGGGTTATAGGAGCAGATGCCGAAACGCGCTTCATGACGGCCTTGCCTACGAAGAAGATGGCTACACAGGTGACCAGAGCAATCAGAACATTCATGATCAGATCAAACCACGAAGAGTAGGATGCTACCTCAACAACCTTCTTCTTCTTATCGAGTTGGATCTGGTTCTTGATCTCGGTCAGTTGCTTCTCAAAGGCTGCCACAGAGAACTTCATATCATCGGTCACTCCAATCACGTTCTCCTTGACTCCGTTGACGGCATCGATCGTTTGTTGTTGCTGGTCCTTGAGGCTGACAATGTTCGAGTAGCTATTGAGATAGTTATCGACGGTCGGCTGAGCCTCTGTATTAGCAAGACGTTTCTGTTCATCGTTCAACCAGCTATCACCCTTGGTGAGAGTGTAGTAGGCAATGCGAGCCTTCTCGTAGGCATCAGGAGACTGATCACGGACTTCCTCGGCTGCTTGCAGATTCGCAAAGGCGCTTGCCTGCTGTTCTACCTTATTGACCTTGGCCATCGCGACTGTCAGTTTTTCATTGAAGTCAAGGATGATCTCTTCGTAGACCTTGTGATTGGGTAGATCTTTATAACTTGTTGGTGGAACAGGACCGTTTCCAAATCCAGGCGCTGTTTTTATTGGGAAGGTAATCGAGGGGTCTTTGTTGTACGTACACGAGTAGCCACCCGAGGTTCCGGTACTGGCTGTTGTTTCAAAGCCTTTTGCCGATGGACATTCAATAATACAACCAATACCACCCGGTACGTGTGCGAACTCCGACGGACAGTTCCCCATTATGTATTGGACAGATAGATTCCTACCGCAGCACCAACACAGAGCGTCAAAAAGATGAGACCTTGCGCATACTGAATCGGCACAACCAGCAACTCAGCCAGAGCGAGAAGGATGGTGAACAGAGCTGTTTGAATCACCGACATCTTCAGAGGATTGAGAATCTTGCGCTTCTCTGACTCAATCGCGTTGGGCTGAACGGTCGGGCGGGGTTCCCGAATGTTATCACGTGCATCCTTGATTCGCTGTGTTGCCTTGCTCAGAGCACTGAATCCTGCATACTGTGAGGCAATCTTCTCAGCCTGATTACTCAGTCCGTCTGCGTTGTCCTGGTAGGGAGCCATGCTCTTGATCTTTCCAGCCTCAGTGCTTACGCGATTACGCTCTTGTTGATATATTTCTGGTTCGGGAACTGGATCACTTCCGGGAGGTCCGGGGACAATCAGAGGTAGTTCCTTGAGGTCAAAGAACTTAGAGTTGTCGGTAAAGAGAACACAGCGTTTTTTCCTCGGATCGTTTGGATCCGAAGCAAACTTGAATCCGGCAGGACATGTGGCTCGGCATATGAAGGGTTCTGAGTCAAAATCCGCCGGGCACGAGGCGTTGTTTCCCATTGTTTACCGGTTAGGAATAAAAGACTTGAAAGCTAGGAACATGGGACCAATCACACGGGCATCACGATTCGCAGCCTGACTACGCCATCCCAGAGCGTTGGGAATCGGAGATCCACCCTGCTTGACGTAGGGAGCCAGAGTGGCGCTCATGCGGAGAAACCGAGTATAGTCCGACGCATCAGCCACCATGTTGCGACGGTTAGGAGGGTTGATCTGCATGAACGGTGTTGTGGGCATTTTGTTTATCTAAAGAGAAGATAATGGACGATCTCCATAAGCAGTTAGAGATTTATAAGCAGAACTACGCACGGTACCGTGTGACAGGTGACGTGAACGCAAAAACCGTAGCAGACACAGCCTTGGGCGAGGCCGAGAAGATCATCAGGCAGGAACAATCACAATACGAGCAAGGGAAGGGATACATTCAGAACTTTGTCAACAGCTTCAAGGAAACAAATCCTGATCTTGTGAGCTTGCGTCAGAAGGCCTCAACTCTGGAACGTCAGGTGCCTCTCGTTCAGAACGAGTATGTTCAGACACAGATGATGAATGAGTCTCCGATTGCAGCACATATCAACTACATACCCTACTTAATCAAGGGTGCGGTGGTTGTTGGGCTCGCGCTCGTTGCCGGTTTAGCAGCGACCTTGTAGATCAAGAGAAAAAAGAACAACAACAGGGCAATAAAGAGAGCAATTGAATACCAAAAGAAGGCCCCACTAAAGGTCGCTTGCTGGTGTTCGCGGATTCCCTGGAGTGTTTGTAGCTTGTCCTTCTTCATGGCTAGAGCATTGTAATCATTTTGGATACGCACGAGCTTTTCTTCGAGGTCCTTGGTGTATTTCTCAAGAAGATCGTTGTTGGTTTCTACCTGTCCAAGCTCAGTCATCATCTTCGATAGAATATCCGAGAGTTCAAGATTGAGCTGACGAATCTTCTCAACATTATTCGGATTTCCCGACTGAATCAGTTCTTCATATTCGTGGTACTTGGTGGCATACGCCTTTTGCAGGTCCTCCATTATTCTACATCTTGCGAAGAGTTCTACGGCGTACACGGCGAGTCCTACGGGTCCGACGTCCCGCATTCTTTCCTAACATGTGAGCCACCCGAGTGGCACGATCACGTAAGCGCTCGCGTTCCTTCCGAATCGCGTTCAGTTGCTTGGCGTACTTCAGTATATCGTCATGAGGATTGACGATGAGTTTAGGAGCCGGGGAAGGCGCCGGCATCTTATTACTGGGCAACATTAACGTCCTCCACACAGTATCTGTAGTAGAGGCTTCGACCCGCCGTATCGGAGTGACGCGTGACCTCGATCACATCACCGGGAATTGCACCGATCCACTTAATCATCGCATCCTGTGAATCTAGCCACGGCAACTGGTTCTCCGGATTCGAGATCTTGTACTGATTGAAGATCTTCGTCTTCTCGTCCTCATTGAGAATACGATGAGGCATGGCCATGCGATGGGTCGTGATGTCGAATTGCAGTTGCCAGATATGGAAGAACAGCACCCGCTCCTTGGCGTACGACTTGACGACGCGCAGGACGTTCTCGGACGGCGGAGACATGGCCACGATGACCACGCCCGTCGTGTGATTGTTGTTCTTGGCAAAGTCCACGATGTTGTTGATGTCCCCAGCAAGAACCTTATCCTTCTGACTAAAACACACCAGTACCGTTCCAATCGTGTACGCCGTGACACGCTCCATCTTCTTGTCACCCTCGATGACCAGGCGCTCTGTTGCCGTATCCAGCTTACGGCGAGCGAACATCGTGCGAAGCGTATTCAGTGCTGTATCCTCCATTGTGCCTATCGTTCTCTTACAGATAAGAGGATTCGTTTTTTTCGGCTCCTTGAACAATGAAGACTGCGACCGCCCTTCTCTTTTTCGTGGCCTCCCTCGTGGCCGTGTACTTCGTGATCAAGACATTTGGAATGGAGAAGTTCCAACCCGAATTTCTTGATAAGCGTAACGTGGATGCCACCGTGGCCAACGAGAACTCGTCCTATCGCCAGATGACGAACCACGTCGAGCCCGCTCCTTACGATACGGGTCCGATCCCTGGTAAGGAGACGATATTCCAGGTCAACCAGTTTAGGAGCTATATGTCTTAAATCTCAATGAGCTATATAAAAAGTAAAATCCCCAAGGCCTTACGAGAACAGGTATGGTTGTCTCAGGCCGGCCGTGTGTTTGAGATCAAGTGTAAGGTTAAATGGTGTAAGAACATCATCAACGTATTCGATTATCAATGTGGTCACAACATCCCTGAGAGCCGGGGTGGAGGAACTCACGTTGATAATCTAATACCGATCTGCGGTCGCTGTAATATCAGTATGGCGAACAACTACTCGATCGATGAGTGGAATCGGAAGTTTGCCCCGCCACGCAAAAAGTTCAAGTGCTGGTGTCCTTGGTTTTCGTTAAAATAAAGAACATCGTGTCGGTTCATACCTACAATGCACGCATTCTACATCAACCTGGAACGCCGGACAGATCGTCGGGAAGACATTGAAAGAGAACTCTCTGATAAGGGTATCACATTCGAGAGATTTCCAGCGATCGACTATCCGAGTCAGGGACATATTGGATGTTCGCTCTCACACATCGCAGTACTCAAGCTTGCTCGCGAACGAAACTACGATTCTGTCATGATTTTCGAGGACGACTTTGAGTTTTTAGTTTCCAAGGAAGAGTGGGAACAGCTGATCAAACGTGTTCCTACATCTTATGATGTTATCATGATGTCTTACAATTCATACGGATCTGAAAACCATGACGAGACCTTCGACCGCGCCTTGAATGTCCAGACCACGAGCGGTTATATAGTTCACTCTAGGTTTTACGAAACCCTGATCAATCGGTGGGAAGAGGGTGTCAATAAGTTTATTGAACATCCACAGGAACCTGGCAACTATTGCTGTGATCAGTATTGGAAGCCTCTTCAGCCTGTTTCTGAGTGGTATATTTACAAGAACAGAATCGGACGCCAACGAGTCGGATTTAGTGACATAGAAAAAATGGTTGTCTTTTACGGTGTTTGATTACAGATCCATGGTCACTGTCTTGGATGGCGGTGCCTCGGGTTTGGTTCCTTCTGCCCGATGGCGAACAACATCGTTCCAGAATCCCTGCAAATCCGCGATATGACTGGGCAACCAGTTGGGATCCTTCGGAACAAAGTCCTTCTTGATCCCTGACAGAACCCAGAAGATGATCTGATCGGTCTCTTCTAGAGTATTACGCCAATCATCTACAGTCTGGTCATCCGGCTTGTAGTTGACCTTGCCCTCCTCAGACACAGCAAAGCATCCCTTCCGCAGAATCGAGGGTTCCCATTCAGCAAAGAAGACCTGCTTGAATCGGAACTCAACATACTCGCACTCATCAATTCCCGTACATTCCATCTGCATCTGCATCTGGTTGAGGTATCCCTCGGGAATCTCTGCCTTCTCAACCCGAGAGAACGGACACTTGAACTCGACCAGACGACCATACCTCATCGGCTCTTGCTGTCCCCGTGGAACAATCAGACCGTCGGGAGAGGCACCCAGGAAGTCGTAGATCGGATGCGTACAGCATCCCACATCAATCACCTCACACTCTGTCGTCTCCTCGAAGATCTTCTTGGCCACGGGCTCAAACCGAGTTCCCCAGATCATAGGACCCACCGCATTAGCACCTGACACCCGAACAGGGGGCTCCAGCTTCTTCTCCAGCAACTCCAGACGACTCGCAGGAGATTGCCAGACCTTCGTGACCTCCGAGGCCGTGATCATGGTACCTCGCTTATTGTGCCAGGCATCCGTGCGCTGATCCTGGTTGCCGTAGAGCCGAATGGTCCGCTCAAAGTACCGATCGCGAAGCCACACTCGACCAAAGGGTCCCTTCATCAGATGCTCAACCGTTCGCATAGCCTCAGTCTTCAAGCATTGGTACGACAGCGTGCTCGACTGTCTGCACAGGCACAGAAACTGCCGGATCCGAGTGTTCAGATGAGTGTACGGTCGATTCTCCAGAAGCCACCTCGCCAGTGGTTCCGCAAGAGGGTACTCCTCCTCCATTATCATCTACCGTCATGCTCTGCGAAAGTTCATTTTGTAGTCTCGCATGGGCGACCAGGGCCTCCTCCAGCTCCTTCTCCGTGGCCGGACGAAGGGCAATACCAAAAAGATCCTCGCAGATCTTGGAGAGAACCTCGCGGTGCTCATCGATCTTGATCAGCTCAGCAGGAACCGTAGAATAGGGAGTCTCGAGAGGCTGGATCTCGCAGACCTCATTGGCAAAGGACGACTTGGCGAGTTCCTCATCAAAGAGCTTCTTGGATGCCTCAGATAGCTTGAACTCGTCCTTGTTGAGGGCCTCAATGGACTGAAGGATATTCACGACGTCCATTTATAGTTATCGCATAAACTAGCTTTAAGCAAGAATACCTGCGTAATACAAATGGCCGACACCATTACCGCAATCCAAAATCGTGATCATTGGGTCCTTCACCGTCTGGGTGCCTTTTACAACGACAACTCCAACCTTGAGCGCATTCGCACCATTCTCACAGGCGAGTCCAAGATCAGTCTGCGTCTCCTGGATTGGCTGGTCACCAACTATGCGAAGAAGCACAATGTCTCCTACCTGACCACGAACAATCGCCATGTGATCGTCTATCTTGCCTACAAGTCCCATCTCAAGGCGTACAGCAAGAAGATGTTCGATCCCTTCTGCCGTTGGAAGCGTATTCAGTTTATGGGACTGGACACGACCGTTGGCCAGCTGAACTTCTTCGAGTGGGCCATTCAGGACGAGGTTTTGAACTACCTGGAGCAGAACTACGATGACATTCATGCCGACATGGAATCCTGCTCGGCCGTGATTCAGCCCAAGGAGGCGGGTGAGCGTCGGAAGCGCCACGAACTCTCTCGCTCCGCAACGAAGGCTGTGCGTCATCATGACGTAAAGGTTGTTGTCTCCTTTGATTAATGCAGTCGATTCTCGACCCTAGCAAGATATATCGCAATCTCTCTCGAGATGTGGTTGAACAGGACCTTGATGTCGTGTCCGACCTCTGGAACATGGACGGGCGTGATGTCTATCGCGGTACTCGCGATACACAGTACACTCATGCAAATGTATACTGGTTATATGATGAGGACTTCAATCGTGTGGGACTTGTTGAACACTCAAAGCAAAACCATTCGGACTTTCGGATCCTGTGGTTCTTTGACGATCCCTTTGCCACGCTCCTTCAGGAAGAGCGCTGGGAACAGGAGGGGAGTCTATGGGAGGTTCTGGCTGAGAATGCGACACAGCGGTTTCTTGCTGCCGGATGGACCACACCAAAGCAGGTTCTGGAACACTGCCTGCATGGACCGGTTCGGGTTGTAACGCCTGAGATGGTGGCCAACCCGCCGAAGGTCTATGTCTGTGATCACTGCCACAAGAAGTCACTGAATCCTATTCCTCACGCGGGGGCCTACACGGTTCCGCTGGACTTCCCACACAAATCAAAAATTATTTTTGTGGACGATGACTTGGTCGTCTCACGCTCGCCTACTCGTACTCGTATCTTTTCACTCTTGGGCTTCACATCGCCGCCGCGACACGACGCCGGTTCTTCGGTGCAACAGCCACTGCCGGTGCAGGTGCAGGCGCCGACTCCACTGGCTGCTCCTCCTCCGTCTGATCAGGGAACGCCTCGGACGACGGAGCCTGAGCCTGAGACGGTGCAGGTGCATCCTCCTCCTCAGGAGCCTCCTCCTCAGCCTCAAACACCTGCGCTGCCGTCACGCGCTGACCAGGGCACACCTGAGCGTACGAGATTCGCCACGTCACGCCGAAACCCTGACCGGACACGTAGATACTCGGAGTAACCACGAAGCGAGCCTCCATGCGCTTGGGGAAGACCGCCTCAAGGTTCTCAAGCGTCAGGGCGATCTGCTTGTTGGACGTATCAACCGCCTCCATGTTGACCTTACCGTCGTAGACTGGCACCTTCATACGGAAGCTGGGCGGATACTTACCATTGGGCACCCACTCACCGTTCACCTTCTCCACACTCGGGCTCATCAGCGACTTCATGCTGTCACGAAGCACATCCTCCTTACGAGCACGACCGAACCACTGCGTCGACTTCTCCGTCGCCGTACGGACGACCTTCTCCTCCAGATCCTTGAGGAGATTGTAGAGTTGACCCACCTCGCCCGCCTCCGAAGGAGCACGCTCCTTAGCGTACGAGTCACACCCCTGGAGACTGGCCATCATCGTGTACGTCGTGCCGTTCTCCGTCTCCTTCACGGAGACACCCATGTTGTACCGCATCTTCGGGATACGCATCTGAAGATTCTGACCATTGTACTTGATCGGGACGCTCTTGCTGCCGTTCATCTTACTGATACGGATGTCCCCGAAGGTGACCTTGGAGATGTCGATGTTGCTGACGTTGACGATGGCGTTGACGGACATTCTAGCTGTTGTATACTATCTATGGTGCCTGCTGGTCCTAAATCCGTTTTGGCCGCAATAAAACACATTTAGATAAGGACGCTGAATTTCATATAAAACATGTCGAGTGTCATTACGGCCGAGTATCTTCGCAACCTTAATCCTGTTCGGGTGTATTCTCGGATGAAGCGGTCGATGGCGAACACCTTCATTGATATCTTTGAGATCAAGATCATGGAGGCCGCTCGGGCGGGCAAGACGAGTGCGACCTCGCCGGTGGTCAACTACACTGTGGTTCCTAAGGCCAAGGATACCGAACTGGATGACCTGATTATTGATGAGCTCTACCGTCGGTTCCCGGGGTGCCGCATCGTCTACAGCGAGTCCTTTGGATACACGGTCGACTGGGAGGACACCGAGTAATGCGTATCACTACTTTCAAGAAACAATATGAATAACAGTAATGGTTCGGTGTGCGGCTGTGAAGAGTAGGAAAGAGCCCACCCTCCAATGTCCCCATAAAGCTATTTTTGGCTCTGACGTTTGCGGTACGCATGTCAAAGCTAAAAATGTCCGTCGTTGGAAGGATGAGCGGGTTGACGATGTGCGCATCGTTCTCTGCCAGTCGGTTGCCCGTTGTTGGAGCCTTCGTCGTCATCTGCGATTAGCCGGACCCGGAGTTCTGAAGAGATCTCTGGTTGCCAACGATGAGGATGTCATCACCTACACGGACAAGACGAAGATCCACCCGTTGAACTACTTTGCCTTTGAGGAGTCTGGCAAGATCTGGTGTTTTGAGTTTACCTCTATTTGGTCATGGATGTCCCGCAGTGCTGTTCCGTTGAATCCATACACCAAGGTTCCGTTGTCGTTGGAAACACGACGACGATTACGAGAACTGTGGTACACACGGGCTGTCAAGCGTATTCCTCATATGATTGAATCCAGTCCCGTTGAGGAGAGGATTGAACATCGTTGGAATATCCTGTGCCAGGTGTTCTTTGATAACGGCTTCGTTGATGCAACCACAGATCAGTTTTATGGACTTCCTCGGTCGTCTTATGTTGCCGTGTTTCGCATGGTCCATAACGACCTGGAGGCCAACCAGAGAATGGAACGAGCTCTCTGCCTTGCTATGTTGACTCCTGTGATCATGGAGAAGAACAACCCCACCTACATCATGAACGCCCTACGCATTCTGTTGCGAATCATCCTGACTCAACGTGAACCCTACAACACGGTCTTTATTGTCATGTCGGCCCTCTTTCGTGTGTAAAACGGATTGGCTCAACCATTTACACAGCAGGGTTCAACATGAACATCTTCGCTCTATCTCCCGATCCCAAGCAGGCGGCTCAAATGCATTGCGACAAGCACGTGGTCAAGATGATCCTTGAGAGCGCCCAACTGCTGTATTCTGCGCATTGGATGGTAAATCCTGACGATCTTCCCTCCGATGCATATAAAAAGACCCATGTCAACCATCCGTGTGCGATTTGGGTCCGAGAGTCTCGTGCGAACTACCAGTGGCTCTGTCACCTTGCCTACTGGCTCTGTGAGGAGTACACATATCGCTACGGCAGGATTCATGCGACCCACGATCGCGTCATCTGGCTCGGCGACAATGTCCCGAAGCTTCCGTCAATCCCTCTCACTCCCTTTCGTATGGCAATGCCGGAAGAATTCAAATGCGACGACCCCGTAGTAGCCTACAAAAACTACTACCTCGGCGCCAAGCAACGTATGCTTAGGTACACGCTGCGTCGGGAACCTGAATTTATTCTGATGAAGCGATTTACATGACCGCGGTGGGTAATAATCATATCAATCGCGTTAAATGGAGGCTTCTAAGACTGTCGCTACTAAGTCAAACAAGATGGCCCCGAAGAAGGATTCTGCTTCCAAGTCTGCGCCCAAGGCGGTCGAGACCCCGTCCGCCCCGGTGGTGGCGGCGACGCCCGTGAAGGCGGCCAAGGCCCCCAAGGCCGAGAAGGCGGCGAAGGTGGTGCCCGCCAAGGCGGAGGTGACGGTGCCCACGGTGGCGGCGCCCACGGTCGAGGCGACGGCGACGCCCTCGGAGTCGTCTGAGGTCCAGCTGGGCAAGCTGGCGGAGACGCTCAAGGCCCTCAGCTCTGAGCTGTCCACGCGCGTCCGCGACGCGGTGAAGGCCGTCCAGGAGGCCGCGAAGTCCGCCAAGCGCGAGGCCCGCGACTCCAAGAAGAAGAAGCGCAAGGACCCGGCGACGATGACGGCGGATGAGCGCAAGGCCTGGGAGGCTCGCCGTGCGAACAACGCCTTCCTGGTCCAGCGCCCG